CTATGCGTACCCGACGCGGCGGGTTCTGGAAGTTTGGGAGAACGTCGTGCGCACGCCTGTTCGGACACGATAGGGCATCACCTTGCGGCTCTGGCGGGCTATGAGCACGGGCTGACCCCCTCCCCCTCCCCCACGAACCGCTCTCAGGGCTTCTGGTGGGGCTCCCAGGACCTTCTGGGGGCCCCCTCCCCCCTCGTTTTCCCCCCCCAATAATTGCCCTCTGTGCGCATCTGTGCTGCGGCGTCACGGGGGGCGGTCCCCCCCTCATTTTTCCCAGTCCCCGACAGGTTTTCCCCTACCGATGGGCACAGATGGGTCCCCTTTCCCTCAACCGACAGGGCCTTTTTCTTCAACCGATGGTGGCCTTCGGGAACCGACAGGCCTTTCGGGGAAACGACAGGCGTCCCCCCGGCGCTGTGCAACGCGGCGATGGCCCGTGGGCATTATTCGGCGGCCAATTATTCATCGCCTCGGCGGCCAATTATTCATCGCCCGGCACCGAATATTCTCTTGTTCCGGCGGCGCTGTCATTCATCGCTCAGCGCCGAATATGTCTCGTCACGCCAACAATTATTGGTATCATCTTCTCGCCAATTTTCCGCTTCGCCGTCAACTATTATTCCCACACCAATAATTGTTTTCCCGCCAATAATTATTCCCATGCCAATTATGATTCTCACGCCAATAATTCATTCCCCCGTCAATTATTATTCCCACGCCGTATTCTCACGCCAATAATTATTTCCCCGCCAACAATTATTTCCCCGTCAACAATTATTCCCACGCCAATAATTCATTTCCACGCCAATAATTGTTCCCACGTCCCACCAATAATCCGCGCTGATACTCATTCTCCCCGCCCGCCTGAAAAAAGAAGATTCCAATATTCCCCCAGAAACGCAATCACGATATTCCGGGAAGATTCCCAATATTCCCAATATTTCCGCAATCACAATCGTCACAATGCGGGCGTGGCCCCGCGCACGCGGCGCTCCCACGGACGGTGGCCTGAGCGCCGTGTTCCATGCGCCGCCGGGTTTCTACTGCGCCGCCATAATTCAACCATGGCCCTGTGGGGCGTCGTACGTGCCGATACGCTCTTGCCGCTGACCGAACGGCAAACCGAACGGCAAGGGGTGGGCGATACGAGGATGGTACGAGGATCGCCGGGGACGCCGCCGGAGACGCCGCCGGGGTGGCCGCTCCCTCGCCGCTGCCGCTGCGCCGCCGTCGCGGCGCTCCCTCGCCGCCGTCGCGGCGCTCCCCGTGGCGCCGTCGCGGCGCTCCCCGCGGCGCTCGGGTGCGGTGACGCGCGGCGACGGTGCGGCGACAGGGACGCGAAAAAAAGTTTTGGGAACCTGTTGACAAAACCTAAGAAGCGTGCTATACAGAGGATGCAGGGAAAACACAGCGAAGGGGAGGGACGAACGATGAAGAAGACGAAGAAGATTGCGAAGGGGAAGGGGAAGGTGAAGGTCGCGAAGGGGAAGGGGAAGGTCGCGAACCTGAAGGAACGGGAGACCACTTCGTCGCGGTCCCGAAAGTGGATCGCGGACGTTGACGCTCGGTTCGTGTTCACCGTCCCGTCCGCGTACAGGAACGCGCGGGACGTGGAAGACTATTTGAAGTCCGCGATCGTGTTCCTCCAGAAGCAGTTTCCGGGGGAGAAGATCGTGTTTAGGAAGATTGCTCCCCTGGAGGAGTAGGTAGTTCGCGCGGAGGAGAGGAGAACGATTCCTCTCCTCCTTCTTTTTTTTTGCTTTTTTGGGGACGATACACGCGCCCACGAGCCCGTTGCAGAGAGGCGCCGCGGAGGGTTCATCGAGGCCCCGAGGAACGCGGTCCTAGAAAACAAAAGGGGGGCGCTGCGGAGAAAAAGGTCTGTGGGGAGAAGGCGCTGCGGAACGGGCGCTGGAAGGGGCGCAGGGATGCGCCGAATAATCATGTGCGAGGCCGTGCGGCGGGGGGCGAGGTGTACCCCCTCCCAATATATACGGCATCCCTCGTACCCTTTTTCTCTCTCCCTCAATATATACGACATCCCTCATCCCCTTTTTTCTCAATATATACAGTATCCCTCATGCCCTTTTCCCCAATATATCCGACACCCCCATGCCCGTATTCACCCCTCTTGACACGTCTGAGATACTCTACATAGGGAAAGGAGATGAGGGGAGACGATGAAAGCCGGACGAGTCGAGTATGCGCGTGCGCGAGAGCGGAACGAGAAACTCTTTGAGAAATATCTCAAGGGGTATACGTACCGCGAACTCGCTGACCTGTTTGCGATTAGTCACAACCGCGTGATGCAGATTGTGCAGCGCGAAGTGTCCCGACGCGCGGGACAATCGTATGCGCAGAGCGGGATTCTGCAAAAAGACAGGGACTTGAAGCGTCATCGGGATGCCATGCGAGCCGCGAGTCAGAAAACGGGACTGTCCCATCAAACCATTTCGCGGGTCTTGCGCGCGTATCTCGGAGCGATGTCCGCATGAAAGTCCATCTGGTCCCGCTCACGACGATCAAGGAGATGCCGGGGAACCCGAGGAAGATTACGAATGAGGAACTCAAAGCGTTGATGCGGTCGTTGCGGAAATTCGGGATGCCGCAGCAAGCCATTGTCTTCAAACCGCGCGATCCGAGCGATGCGGAACATGAAAACGAAGTGATTGGGGGACACCAACGGATCAAAGCCGCGAAAGCGTTGAGTCAGCGTCCGCCATCGCAATGGGGAAAAATGCGAAAGTATCTTGAACGTGGTGTCGTTCCGGTCTCGTATTGGACAGGGTCGTATCGAGAAGCCCGAGCCCTCAATGTCGCGCTCAACAAAATCGGTGGCGACTTCGACGTGGATAAACTGGGAGAGTTTCTGTCGGACCTTGCGAATGACCAGTTGATTCGTGCGACAGGATTTACGGACGAAGAATTGGCTGCGTTGACCGAACAATTGGGTCAGTATACGCCGAAACTTGCGCCGGGGGAGGTGAAGGACATGGAGATTGCGGTGGAGGCCCAACCCATTCGACCGCGGGAGCCGAAGAAGATTCGATGCCCGAAGTGCGCGCATCGGTTTTCTCTCTCGTAGAGGAGTGATGACGGTGATACAGTATGCGAACGATCGGTGTCCGCGATGCGGACAGACCGTCACCGAAGGGTATGTGTCGGTCTCCATTCCGTTTGCCTTCAAGTGGCTGTTCTTCACGTTGACGAGAACGGTGCGTGTCGAATATAGTTTCCGATGCGGATATATGAATATTACGGTTGTCTGAGGAGGACAAGCCGATGGTGCTCGACGTGTTCATCAAGATCATGCTGGCACAAGGAGCCCTCGCAGCCATTGAGTGGGCGCTCGCGAATCTCGTGAATCTCTCGCTTCCGACGGTCTGGTTCCTTCCGCGGGAGTGGATATTGATGATGTTGGGGGCCGCGCTCACCGCGCTTGCGACGTGGGTGCGAAACCAGACCCCGACGCTGCGTCAGACGCAGCCCACCTTCATCGTCTGGCGTATTTTTGGGATCGCACGATAACGACAGATCGTGGGACCGAGGCCATTCCCGGGTCTCGGTCCCACGTGGATGGAGGTGACGCATGAGCGAGTATGACGACGCGCAGCGTGTCCTTCCGTTGCGGTCCTCGATGGTCTACAAGGGAATCGGCTATAAATATGTCAATGGACAAAAAACAGAGACGGTCGCGGTCGTCGTCGGGGTGGAACAGAAAAAGCCTCGTGCCCAGGTGTCACCGCACGAGATGATCCCGACCACGATTGATGGGATTCCCACCGATGTGCAAGAAAATCCGCCGATTCGCGCATGGTCGGGTCGTCCGATGACCATCGCGCACAGTCACACCGCGCGTGTGCGTCCCGTTCCCCCCGGAGTGTCCATCGGTCACGAGCAGACGACCGCGGGTACGCACGGAGGATACGTACAGTACGGGACAGACACCGCGTGGTATGGGCTCTCCAATAATCATGTGGTGGCCAATGAGAATCGTGCGCAGCGGGGAGATCGCATTTATCAGCCGGGACCCTACGATATTCCGGAGCAGACCCCAGACGCGGAGACGTATACGATTGCAACGTTGGAGACGTTCGTGCGTCTCGGTCCGTCAACGTCGGGATGTTTGTGGTGGCCGTTCACACGTCGTCAGGAACGCCGTCAGCCGTATCCCAATCTCGTGGACGCAGCGATTTATCGGATGCGCACACAAGATGATGTTGAGTTGGCCATCCAGGGGAGTGGACGGGTGGTGCGCGGGATTCGGGATATGGTGCTCGGGGATCGCTGCTACAAGGTCGGACGCACGACCGGCTATACCGACGGCGTCGTCGAAATCGTGAATATGGAGATACCGATTCACTACGACGCAGGCGTGTGGAATTTTGTCGATCAATTGGGGATTCGTCATCGCACGAATGGGGAGATGTTTTCTGCTCCCGGGGATTCGGGAAGTTGGGTCCTCTCCCATGATGATTATTTTGGAGCCCTCCTCTTCGCCGGGGGAGGCGGAGTCACGATCGCCAATCCCGTTGCGCATGTCGTGGCGCTGCTCGGGGTTCGTCTCCCTGCGCAGCGGGTGTGAGGGGGTGTCTGGGGGGGGTTCCGTCTTCCCCCCTCTCTTCCCCCTCCCTCCCCCCGAGAAATCGCTCCTGGAGCCTCCCAGGGGCTCTGACGAGGACGCTATGACGCATCCCGTGGTCCCCAATCTCCCCTTCTGGCGCTCCCAAATCCCGTCGGTGCGTCCGACGATGCTGGGGGAGTTTCCCGATCAACGCGATTTGATTATGTTCGTGCAGCGTGGACATCGCACAACGTATCAGGGACCGGAGAAATCGTATATTCTTCGATGGGAAGGACGATGGCCGGCGATCAAAGCAGAACGACTCTATATTTCGCTCTTTGTTCCCGATCCATTGCTCGAAGAGATTTGGGCGGATTTGCGGACGTGGACACGTCAAGTCAAACACTACAACGCATACGCGGTGATGGGCGTGAGTTATTCGGTGTGGGTGGATGATCCGTTGCCGGTGCAACTCTATAATCTCTGGCGGGTTCGATTCACCGAACGGTATCTCCAAGATCATGGGGTTCGCGTGATTCCCACGCTGGATTGCAGTCCTATCCTTCGAGAATTGACGGTGGCGACGTTGCCTCCGTATCTCCCTGCGGCGGCGATTGATATGCAAGTGTCCATCAAACAAGGCTCAGTCGCCGCGTTGTGGTGGCAAACCTATGGCGCGTACCTTGCGGATACGATTCGGATTGATGCGCTATTTTTCAACGGTATCCAATCGCGCGAGAATCGCCTTCAGGTGCTCAAACAAGGGGTCGCGGCTCGTCATTTATTTGGGTCATGGGGGTACGACTATCGTGAATTGTTGGCGAAAAAGCGATTGTTGCCACGGGTGCCGACGCAGAGGAGATTTACTACATGATTTATCGTCCCGCATCATCGCATTGTGAATTGGAATACTGGCAAATGCGCGCTCGTGATTTTTATGCGCGGAGCGGTCATGCGCTCGTTGACGAACTTGAACGTCGGTTGGCTGCGCTAGAGGGGAGTCGAGGCGCAGTAGCGACCGCATCGGGGATGGCCGCCTTGACGATGATTCTCGTGGGACTCCGGTGCAATCGTCGGACGCATCTCTGGTCGCACGATGGGGCGTTCCCGCAAACGAATGAACTCTTGTGGTTGTGGGGGAAGATGACGGGCTGTCGGGTCTCGCAAGTCCCGACCCTCCCGATGCGGATGTCGAAAACGCGTAGAAACATTGTGTTTCTTCAATCCCCACGGTCGGATACGCTGGAATCCTTTTCCCTTGCGGATACGATTGCTGCACTCCGCGCGGATGATCCCGCGGTGACGATTGTTGTCGATAATTCGATTGTCACGTCGCTCCGTGAACGGCCCCTTCACTATGGGGCGGATATTGTCTGGGCATCGGTGAGCAAGTATTATTCGGGACACGGGACGGTGTTGGCTGGAGTGGCGTACTCGAACGATGAGACGACGCTGCATACGTGGAGAATGGATGCGCGCTATTTGCTTGGACTCATTCTTGGACACCAGGCCGCACGCGAGGCATTGCAAGGACTAGAGACATTGGCTGTTCGTCTAGAGCAGAGTACCGCTCATGCGCAAGTGCTTGTTGATGAACTCCGCACCTATCCGTGGGTCACGCATCTGCAGCATGTCAACAGTTTGATTGCGTTTCACTGTGCGGAGGCGGAATGGGTCGTCAATAGTCTCCAGAAATTCGATCTGAGTGTGCATTGGGGTCATGTGCGGAGTACAGCGGTCTACGATATGTGGGCGGATCGGATTCGGTTGAGTATTGGTCTTGAATCGCCATCGGAGTTGTTGGCTGATCTTCGACAAGCATTTGCGCGGAATTTCTTGACACGCGAGGTACGATAACCATGGATAGTCAACGATGGGCAGCAACGCCTAGTCTCTCACAGAAGGAGGACGACACGCATGAGTGGTGGAGCAGGGGGTCGGCGTGGTGGTCGGCGTCGGCGTGTGAGAACGGGAACGGCTCGACGCGGTGGTGGCGGGCGGCGCGTAGCGATTCGTCGGCGTCCGTAACGTCTCAACGAACGTCGCACCGAAGGGGACATGGAGATTCCATGTCCCTTTTTCATCGTGATGAACCATGACGCGGCGACGAACGGCGGTCACTCCAGATCAACTCGCGTTTGCGAAATCGCTGTATGTCTTCGGGATTGAAGACGAGAAGGGGAAGCGTGTCTTTCCGACGCTCCGACGAGTCGCTAAGCGCACAAAAATTCCTGTGCGCGTGTTAATTGAACACGCTCAACATGAAGATTGGCTTCAAGAACGCGGGTTTGCTCACGAAGAGTTTTATGTGCGGATGAAAGAGGAAATGCTGCAGAAACTCGTTGAAAAAAGCATTGAACTTCGGACACGACTTGCAGATGGCGCACGGGTAGGTATCAATATTGTGACCGCGCGACTTGGACTGATTGCGCGAGAAATGACCCAGGATCAGCATTCGACACCGAAAGGCGCGAGAGGGTTTGAATTGCGAGATTTGGGAATGGCGCTTGAAACATTCAAGCGTATTGGTCTCGATTCGCTAGGAGATAATATGGCAGAAGAATTTACCTGGCGAGATTTGGTCACTCAAGCCAAAGGGTATCGTCAGGATCATGAGGAGCAGGATCGTGAAAAAGAAGACACCCCCCCTGTGGCCGAAAGAGCGTCCCCTCGTCGTCGCACCGTACTACAGCGGTCGCGCGCTGTCGAAGGATGACGCGGCACTCATCCTGCAGCGGTCGCTCACGAATCCGGAGTTTTTTGCTCGAACGATTCTCGGTGTCTCCCTGTGGAAAACGCAGAGCGAGATTCTCAAAGCCACGTTGTCAAATCACAAACGGGTAGCGGTAAAAGCCTGTCACGCGTCCGGCAAGTCGTTCGTGGCTGCCGTGATTGGGATGACGTTTGTGCATTTGAATATCCCGAGTGTGGTGGTGACTACGGCTCCCACGCTTCGTCAAGTGGGAGCGGTGTTGTGGAAAGAGATTCATCGCATTTATCGAGGCGCACGAAAGCCCCTTGGGGGTCGGATGTTGCAGATGTCGTATGCGCTGGCCGACGATACGTTTATGATGGGATTGACCACCGATGATCCCAATAAATTCCAGGGATTCCACTCAGAAAACATTCTTGTCATTGTTGATGAAGGACCGGGGGTTGAGGAAAATGTGTACGAAGCCATTGAAGGCGTCATGGCAGGAGGAAACGCGCGACTCTTGCTCCTTGGCAACCCTACGTCGCTCGAAGGGTCGTTTTATCGCGCATTTAATGATCCGGCCTATTCGCGTTTGTTCTACAAATTCACGATCTCGGCGTTCGACACCCCAAATGTGGTTGCGAAGAAAGAAATTATTCCGGGGCTGGTAACGCATCAATGGGTGAAAGAGCGACAAGCGGTTTGGGGCGTCGATCACCCGCTGTATCAAATCAAGGTCCTTGGGGAATTTCCTGGACGCGAATTCGGCGATCTTGTGATTCCACCAATTTTCATTGAGCGCGCGTTCAATGTCACGCTGAATCCGCTTCCTGACGATCCGGTCATTCTCGGTGTTGATATTGGTGAATTGGGAGGAGACGAAACGACATGTGCGCTTCGTCGCGGTCAGCGATTGTATTGGACAAAGGGATGGATTGACGCGACGCTCCCTCAGACTGTTCAACGCCTTCTTTCCATCATCAATGAGTATAAAGTCAACGAAGTCCGCATTGACAAGATTGGTGTTGGGGCTGGGGTCTACCAAATGTTGAAAGAATTGGAAAACGAAGCCAAAGGACGATGGCGTGTGGTCGGGATTGATGTTCGTGAGAAACCTGTCAATGACGCCAAATACTACGATTGTCGGTCAGAGATGTGGTATGAGTTTCGAGAGAATCTGCGCCATGATCGCATTGATCTCTCACAATTTATCAAGCAGACACGGGATAGCGACATTACCATTGCCCAACTAACAACACCGAAGTTTCAACCGATGCCAAATAGTGGTCTCATCAAAGTGGAATCAAAAACAGAAATGCGCCGACGTGGTGTCGGGTCGCCAGATCGGGCCGATGCGGTTGTGCAAGCCTTTTATGATAGTTATGTGAGCAAGGAACCTATTGTGAACATCGGGAGTCCTGCGCAAATTGAAGCCATTATGAAGCAACCAAAGTGGACGGAGAGCGGAGAGGGGGGTCAAGCGCCGTGGCTAAGAACCCCATTCATGTAAACAAGCAATCACCAGTCGAGTTTCGAGAATTGGGCGTCACAGCCGTTCAAACGTCTTTTGGGACAATTTTCGATGAACGGTTGCCGAAATTGGTTGGCGTGCGCGGACGAGAGATTTATCGTCAAATGATGGATAACGATCCTGTTGTCGGCAGTATGATGTTGGCTGTTGAACAATCCATGCGATCAGTGAAATGGAAAGTGGACCCAGAAAATTCAACGGATGATGCGAAACGGGACGCTGAGTTTGTGTATCAAAACATGAACGATATGAGTCTCACGTGGCAAGATTTTATTACTGACGCCCTCTCCATGCTCGGGTACGGATGGTCCTATTTCGAGATACTCTACAAGCGTCGTGCGGGAGGCGACGAGGACGGTCCAGCGGAAATACGGTCTCGATACACCGACCGGCAAATTGGATGGAGAAAGTTTGCGATTCGGTCGCAGACGACACTAGACCATTGGGATTTGGACGATAAGGGTGGTCTTCGTGGCATGTATCAGCGAGACCCGAATACGGCGGCGCTGTATTACATCCCAATTCAGAAATCTCTCCACTTCAAAACCAAACCGAGCGCAGGATCACCCGAAGGGCGGTCGCTTCTGCGAAATGCTTTTCGTCCGTGGTGGTTCAAAAAATATATTGAAGAAATCGAGGGGATTGGGGCTGAACGCGATCTCGCGGGGTTGCCGAAGATTATTGCTCCCAAAGGGGTAGATATTTTCAGCAAGCAGAATGAAAAATTGCTGTTTGCGTTGCAGGAACTCGTGAGAAACGTGCGTCAAGATAAATACGCGGGTATTATTCTTCCGGGAGAATATGAGTTTGAGTTAGTAGGATCGGCAGGCGCAAAGCAATTCGACACGAATCTGATTATTGCACGATACGATCAGCGAATTGCGATGACAATTCTCGCGCAGTTTATTTTGCTTGGGACAGAGCGCGTAGGATCGTATGCACTGGCCAGCCAGCAACGCGATTTGTTCACCACAGCCATCGAGGGATGGTTGTTGGTCCTCGAACAGGTTATCAATAACTACGCGGTTGCGCGACTGATGCGCATCAACAATCGTCCGACTCGTCCGCTGATTACGCACGAGCCGGTGATTCAGCCGACGTTGCGTGAACTGACGGATTCGTTGCGCGATCTCGATGAGCGCGGATACATTCTGCCGACCCTGGAGACAGAAAATGCGTTGCGTCGGAGGATGCTCTTGCCGCTTCGGTCGAACGACGATGACGAACGCGACGAGGAACGACCCCAGGACGTTGACAATGCGGTTGAGGAACTTCGGAGGGATGCGCTGGATGCATTTGACCGTTCGGACAATGGGGTCCGTCTCAATGACTTGCTCCCGTATACGAAAGTGGTGAGAAAACTTGTCGAAGCCTTCGATAATGAAGATCGAGGAGTGACCCTCGCGCACACGATGCGTGAAAAAGTGAAGCATGTCTTGCAACACAAGAACAAATTGAGCAAGCGCCAGATGCGGTCTCGACTCATGAAGGTCTTGAGCGAGGTGTGATATGCCCACCCTAGAATACATGAATAAAATCATTCAACTGTCGCAGAAATATCTGCCTCCGTGGCTCTATAAAGAACTTCATTACGCTGCGCGAGCCTATGCGGGAGGAAAATTGCGTGGACGAAAGCGCAAAGAGACTATTCAGAAACCGTATGATTCGCTTCAGGAGTTGCCGGATGCGGTGAAAAACCTTCCGAAGAAAAAGCGTCGTCAGTGGATGCATGTCTTCAATTCCGTGTATGAGCGTGTGGGAGAACAGCGAGCGCACGCAGCCGCGTGGGCAGCGGTCAATAAAGAATCTGTTGTTGGGAATTTCAGGATTATCAAAGCAGACGATGAAAAACGACTGCTCTACGGGGTCGTGTATGCTCCTCTGGAAGTGGATACGCAAAAAGACTTTGCCGAAGCCGAAGAGATTGAAAAAGCCGCGCACCAATTTTTGATCTTGTATGGTCGTGGAGAAGCGTTCATTGATGAGGGCCATAATGACAAACGAGCAGAAGCGGAACCCGTTGAGTCCTTTATTGCGCCGGTGGAGTTTACCTACGACAATGCGTCTGAGCCGTGTCCCAAAGGGTCGTGGGTGCTCGTTACCCATTTCTTGACTGATCGGGCATGGAAGCGGGCCAAGGAAGAATACGCCGGGTATAGTATGGCGGGGAAAGGAAAGCGCGAGCGAGTGACTTGACGTGTTCGACTATACTAGCCTGTAGGGAGAGAGACTAATGATTACTAAACTCAAAGACATGAAAATCAACCGCGTGTCCCTGGTTCGTCGTCCGGCGATTCGTCGCCAATTTGTGCTCCGAAAATCAGCGGAAGCGGATGATGAAATCCATGAACTCGTGAAAGCCCTCCATCATCATATTGAAGCGGTCACTGAACTTCTCGGCGGCGATGAAGACATGAAAAAGAAAATCGAGCAGGTCGCAACCATGATCGAGGATGGAGGCGATCAAGCGGTTAGTCGGTTGTCGGGATTTCTCTGGCAATTGCGCGATTTGAAAACGATGTTGGAGTCTACGCTCACCAAGGATACGAACGATGAGGACAAGGAGGAGCCAGGTATGGAGAAGGGTGCCGTGAAGGAGCCTGTGAAGGACCAGACCCAGAATGGGACACCTGCGGAAGCGCATGTCACGAAAACGGAGGTCGAAGAACTGCTCAAGTCAGAGCGTGAGGCGCGTATGAGGGCTGAGGAGCGTCTCGCAAAGATGGAGGAAGAGCGGAAGCAGGAACGCTATCTCGCCAAGGCTGCGAGTTACAAGCACCTGAATATTCCCGTTGAAGACCTTGCCCGCATGATTCGCACCATGGATGAAGCCAATATTGATTGGGCAACGCACTTTGATCGTCTTGAAAAAGAGGCCCAGGAGTCTAAACTCATCGCTGTTAGCGGGGTTGATGGAGAAGAGACCAGGACCGTGCAGGAGGGTGAGTCGCCCTTCATGGCTGAGGTGGAGAAGCGTGTTCGGGAGCGCATTGTCAAGGGGGACACCGATAAGCCAGAGAAGATTCGCGTGAATGTAATCGAGACACTTCAGAAAGAGAATCCCGGATTGTATTTGGAGCACATTCGTATTGTGCGTCGGCGAGGGAGGGAGTAAGTCATGGCATATGAAGCACCTGCGCCATTTCGGTATTCTGGAATTGCTGGGGGAACGGTTGCCGCCTATCGGTTCTTGCAGGATGACGGCTCAGGTCGAGTGATTCATGCGACTGGTGAAGGACAGAATATCGCCGGGGTGTCGCAGATGGCGGGAACCCTCGATACGGCCATTGAAGTGTGGGGGCCCCCGTGTGTGGTGAAGATTACTGCGAGCGGGGCGCTGGCCGCGGGGACGAAGGTGGTTCCCACGGTCGATGGAAAGGCAGCGGCGGCAGGAGCCGCGGGGACAGAATATTGGGGATGGTTGCTCGAAGCCTCAACCGGCGATAATCAGTTGGTGACACTCATGTTCATTCCAGGAACGGTGTAAGGGAGGGTATGGTGATGCCGCTGATTCGCAAAGCACAGCCTGATTTCCGAGAAGTGCATACGGATGAAGTGCTCACGAGTATCAGCGTGGCTTATCTTCCTGATCTCAATGCGGAGTTGATTTCGGGCTCCGCGTTCCCCGTGGTGTCGGTGCTTCGGGCCTCCGATAAGTACCGCGTGTACGACAAGGAAGACTTCAACAAGGCCCAGGCCCGCAAACGAGCGCCGGGAACGGAGTCGCATGGATCGGGCTATCGTGTCGGGTCCGATGTCTACTCAACAGAAGTCTTCGCGTTTCACAAAGATGTCGACGATTGGACACGTCCGAACGCTGATGGAGTGTTGGACCCAGATCGGGACGCTACGTTGTTGGTCACGCGATCCCTGTTGTTGACTCGGGAACTTGAATGGGTGAACAAGTTCTTCAAAACAGGAGTCTGGACGGGACAGGCCGATCAGACAGGGGTTGGCGCGAGTCCCGGAGCCAACCAGTTTCTTCAGTGGAACGATGCGGGGAGCGATCCAATCGCGGATATTCGTAAGGCGCGGTTGTCCATCAAGCGATCAACCGGATTTCGACCGAACACGCTCGTGCTCCAGGAGGAGGTATACGAAACGCTGCGGGAGCACCCGGATATTGTTGACCGCGTGAAATACACGCAGCGGGCGCTCGGCGATGCGTTGGGGGCGGATGTGCTTGCTGCGGCGCTCGGAGTGAGTCGGATTCTTGTGCTCGGCACCGTTCACGCGACAGGGATCGAGCCAGGAGAATCCATGGGGTTCATGGCGGGCAAGCACGCATGGCTCGGGTATGTGGCCCCACGGCCCGGGTTGCTGGTTCCGTCAGCAGGGTACATTTTCTCCTGGCGTATCCCGAATGTGACACAGGGAGTCGATAATGTCGCCATCGAGCGGATTCGGATGCCTCATTTGAAGAGCGACCGCATCGAGGGCAATATGGCGTGGGACATGAAAGTCGTTGGTGCGGACCTGGGAGCGTTCTTCTCGACCTGTATCGCATAAACGAACGTCCAAAGACATCATGGTGACGGTGAGGGCGTTATGCCCTCACTGCTCTCCATACTCAGGAGGGTGTCATCGTGGGTGCGCATCAAATCACAAAGTCACGTCGGCCAGTCGCGGGAGGGATTGTGCTTCCGCTGTATCACCATCTTGTCTATGTGTTTCCTACGAACGCGAGCCTTGTGGATGTGCATGGGTTTATTGCCGATGATGACTATGAACTTGTTTCTGCGTCGGAAATTCATACCACAGCAGGCACTGATGCGGGGGCGGTGTCGCTCGACATCAAGAAATGCGTAGGCACAGAAGCCCCTGCATCGGGTGTAACGATGCTTACAAGTCCGTTTAACCTAAAAGCCACAACGCATACCGTACAACATGCGACGCTCACGACAACGGGACAGCATCGTAAATTGACAAGAGGTGATCGTCTCGCCTTCGACTTTATTGGAACGCTCACTGCTGTTGCTGGTGTTACCGTACGAGTAACGCTCAAGCGTGTCTAAAACACGCTCAACCCACAGAAGGGGTGATATGGAGTGAACACAAAGAAGAAAAAGAAGAAGCGTGTGCTCCGTCACATGGTCACGAAGCCTTCGGGGATTACGTGGGAAGGAACGCATTATGCGTATGGGCAACTCCTTCCCCGAAGCGTTGTCGCGCACCCCAAGTTTCCTGTGCTGCTTCGCATTGGATATATTGCAGCAGCCGATTCTCCTCTTCGCTATGAGCGACAAATCCATCTTACTGATGAGCCGATAACGCCAACGAAGAAGGAATAAGTAGATGTCTGTGCTTGGGGTCTGGGACTACAATCCTGATTTGTCGCGTCCACTGGATCGTCTTCGATTTGAAGTCGGAGACGTGTTCAGCACGCGACAACTGCTGTCGAATGAAGAAATTACGTATTTGTTGACCGTATACGGAGACAGTGGCGACGGATTCCTTGAAGCCTGTGCGCAAGCGTGCGAGAAAATTGCCCATCGCGTTGCGGGTGATCCGAATTTTCAGCGTGGAAGTTGGCGTCAGGACCGCAACGCTGTTGTGCAAAATTATCTTGCGATGGCAGAGCGGTTTCGCTTGCGTCGCGGGAGCGGGGTTGTGTTTACCAGCACGACTCCATCCGTGAAACCGTATTTTGACGTGGGGATGCACGATTTCCCCAACACGCCCCCGACGATGAGTAGAGACGACGAACCGGATTTCCGCCCATGATTCTGTATGGGGTTCTCGAAAGCGAAATTACTCGATTCAACGTGTATCGGAAAACCGGGCACGCAGAAGATGTCGATAATCCCGTTGAACGGGACGTTCGCATTTTGGAAGGGATTCCCATGCTGGTGGAACCCCTGAATCCAGTATCGCCGTTCACGGTAACATTCCAGACCACGCACCGGATTCATAGCGACTATCGAGACGATTTGCGGAGCGAAGATCGTTTGGTTGAATTGGATCATCGCGGACGAGAAACGTCCACGCGCTACACCATCAAATACATTCACTCATTCAAACCGCATCATTTGGAACTCTATGTGGCGCTCGATTCTCAGCCGCTGGTGCTGTAAATCATGTTCGAGATCACTATCGAGGTCAATATGGAGTATCTCCACCAGCGTCTCCAGCGGGTGAGTCGGAGTCTTCGTGAAGAACTCGCTCGTCTCGTCACGGAAATCAGTGAAACGGGACTCGCGCGTATTCAGCGTATGCTCTCTGGTGAGCGGCTTCAACGGCGGTCAGGGCGTCTCTTCAGCGCATGGCACATTGTTCGTGAAACCGTATTGCGTGCGCGTATTCGTCCCGATCCGCGGGTCCGATACGCGCTCATCCATGAAACAGGCGGTGTGATTGTTCCTCGGCGCGCTCCCTATTTGACCTTTCAAATTGATGGACGATGGGTGCGGACGACACGAGTCGTGATTCCCGCACGGCACTATGTGCGCGATAGCATACGTGAATTGAAAATTGCACTCAACAATAAAGCCATTGTCGCCATTCGCCGGATCATTGATTGAGGAAAAATATGCGTCAGAGGCTCGTTGTTCCTCTGGGGGGGTATCGAGGACCGGGGTCCCCCTCCAGAATCGCTCCTAGGGGCTCCTGGAGGCTCTAGCGGGGCTTCTAGAAGGGGGTCTGGACGTGCCCGCGACCGATTCGCTCTGGGTCCACGTCGAAGATCGGATTCGTGACATTGTGCGCACGGTGTTCCCAGACCAAACCTATGTGGTCGGGCAAACAGGCGCACGGGCCAAAGAATACGCGGAAGTGGGGAGTCCCCCCGACACCGTGATTACGCAACGATGGGTCACGATTTCAGGCGGACAATCACACCAGACCCTGTCGTATCTCGTACAGGTCGAGATCAATGTGCAGTACGATGACAAACAGCCCCATCTCACACGATGGCGAGCGATGAATCTCACGCAACAGGTGATCAATGCGTGTTTTGAAGCCTGGAAACTCGACCCGTCAATGGGAAATACCGTGCTCATGCCGGAGGGAATTCGGGTGACGGGGCCGCGGATGACAACGCCGCGAGAGACCGAACGCATTGATTGGACTGTTACAATGGTAATAGAACTAATGGGACGATTTTTCAACGTCTAATCTAGACATGTTCAGGAAGGAGTAGGGCCATGCCAATTGGATTGACAGGATTTTTGGGTGCAGGACGAGAGACGGTGTGGGGCACACCTGTGGCGGCGGTGCGGTATGCGCCGCTGATGAGCGAGAATCTCGATCCCGCGATTGAACATGTCGGACACGATAACGTGCTCGGATTTGGGGTGAGCCAGCAACAGTCCCCGGTATCCGGGCTCCGGACTGTCTCGGGAGAAATTGTGTTTCAGTCCCGTCCCGCATTTTTGGGAGATATGCTGCGGGCCCTGCTCAACAGCCCCATTTCCGCAGCACTGACCGTTGCCGATACCGGAGCATCACAGGATATCAGCGTCAACGCCACGACGCGGACCTTCACACGAGCGTCTGGAAGTTTTCTGACCGACGGGTTCAAAATTGGACAGACCATTATTCCGAGCGGATACGTTGCGAGCGGGAACAACGCACCACGGGTGATTCATAGTGTCACCGCGAGCACCATTACTGTGGTCAATGGCGCGGGGCTCGTCACCGAAGCGGGAACAGGAAATGAACAGATCACCGCAAGTGCGGGTGGAATTCAGCACCTGTATCGTCCTCGCAATACCCCCTTTGCGCCAGAAACCTGGTGTGCGCCGTACACGTTTGAGGTGTTCAAAGGGGTGGGGACCCAATCCCATCAGTTTCCTGGTGTGGTTGTCGATTCCATGGAGTTTCGATGGGGCGCGGGAAACCGACTCATGTCGGTGTCGATGAACACGATTGGGAAAGACCTTCCGACGTTCATCACGAAAACGACGCCTACGGTTGAAGACACGCTTCCCTTTGCGTGGAATCAGTGCTTCATCACGCTGCCTGATCCCACGCTGTTCAAGCAGTTTTCCGACTTGACGCTACGCATTACGTGGGGATTGCGCGCAGAATCTCTCATTGATGGAACCAGTGTCATTGGTGTGGTGATGCCGGATCAGTTGTTGTCGGTGGAACTCTCTGGAACCGCGTATCCCTTTACCACGGACGAATACCAGGAGTTTATTGCACAGTCGGAGCGTCCGGCGATCATCACCTTCGTGTCCGATGAGGTGATCGGAGCGACGAATCGGTATCTCCTTCGTTTTTCCTTCCCCCGATTGCGCTACTCCGTCTATCGGTACGGTTTGCGAGGCGTCGGGCTCATTCAAGCGGAAATTACCGCACGGTCGTTCTACAACGTTGCCACAACCCAGGGGTTCGAGGTTCTGTTGCAGAACGGCATCACGAGTTATGAAGCGTAATTAAGCCCCATATCGGGTGTGACCGAAGCGGGAGAGTTGAGCACCAACTCTCCCCTTTTGGTTTGAAGAGCAGGACAGGGCCTCTCTTGCGCGAACACCACCGATCACGTATGGTGAATTGAGGAGGGGGTTGAGGATGACAACACGCGCACAGAAAATTCGTGAACGCACGATCAAGGTCGTGGTTTCTCCGCTCACAGGAATCGACTACGAAATTACCAAAATCATGTTTGAAGACTTGATCGCCGAATTGGGGGAGATTCCTCTCGATCTTTTTGGCATGTCTCCCAACGAGGCGGTAGACGAAGCCACGAGCGAAGAGCATCAGCGCGAACAGATGCGGTTCGTTTTTCAAAATATCCACAAGATCAAGGAATTTTATCGTGCTGTGCTCAAACTCGGGTGTCTCGACCCTCGTGTTGTTGAAGATGTTCGTGACCCTGACCACGAAATCACTCCCTCGATGCTCGGGGAAGACTATCAGTGGCTCATCAACGAGATCATGGAATACAGCGGGTATGTGGGAAAAGAGCCGCAACCCTCCGACGCCTTGCCGAAAGCGAATTCGGAAGAACTCTCGGGTACACCGCCGAACGGTTTGGCGTAGCGCCAAGTGCGTTTATTCGCCGTTCAGTTGGTGATGTCTTGTATGACCTGTTCACGTTTCTCAATATGCGCCGCCATGAGCAACAGGAAGAACAGCGTCTGTCCGGTCCCAGACTAACGCTGCCACGGAGATTGTGAGATGGCTGTAGATCGGCTGGACATCATTATCAATGCTGTAGATCATGCGACAGCGAAAATTCAACATTTGAATAACAACATGGTCCGCTATCTCCAAGGCATGACGGTGCAAAACCGTCACTTGCGGACCGCCGTTCAGCAGACCAACGCAACGCTCCAACAGCAATCAGCCATTCTCCAGCGTACGGCCAACCAGCAAAGCCAATATATGCGAAATATGAGTGTGCAATTGAGCCATGTCATTCAGCGATTGAATACGCTCATTGCGAATACGCGACACTATACGACGCAGACACAGACCGCAGCCACCGCCACGCGGACGGCGACGACCGCTACCCAGTCATGGGTGGGCGCTCTTGCCAATCTTTCGGGCAACCTTGTGCGCGTCATTGATAATTATCGTCATTTGCTCTTGAGAATTACTGTTGGTGTTGTTGTCTTTCGTAGCACAACGATGGCTATCGGCGGGTTTATCAACGCCATCAAAAGCGGAATCCAAGAAGTCGAGAATTATGAGCGTGCGATCTTGAGTATGACCTCAGCGTTTGTGTCCATGGATAGGCGAACCACCAGTGCGAACATCAGTCAGATGTTTCAGCAAACCGAGGAATATGTTCGTGCGCTGCTCAATTCGTTGCGTCTGCTCGACGTTGAGTTTTCTGGGTCACTTGAAGATTTGATCGCTATTACCCGTGAATTTGCGGTGTATGGTGTCGTGATTGACACCAATAATCGAAGGCACCTTGAAGGGTTGCGTGGTGTTGCTGAAGCGATTAAAGCCCTCTCACCGCACATGGATACAGCGAGAGAAGCGGCACAACTTGTACGAGCGGCTGTTTATGGAATTCGTGGCGAAATGGATAACGTCACACGCGCCCTTCGACTCTCGGGAGAAGAAGGGAAGAAGTTCCGCGCTGAGATGAACGCCGCAAAAACTCCTGCAGAACGTATGAATATCATTTGGGAGGCGCTTGCGGATCGAACGAAGGGATTCATTGAAGCGGGCGAACGGATGCGATTTACGCTTGAAGCCTCGGTAACGTCCCTGGAGACCGTATGGACAATTATTAGTCAAGAAGGGTTCAAGCAGGTATGGAAAGACATTGTGTTGACGTTGCAAGAATGGCGAAGTCTGCTCATGGACAACAATGGACAATTGACCGAGATGGGACAGCGGTTGGCCGACGAGATTAATGTTCAGTGGGAGCGGATCAAACAGGCGCTACGAGACGCTTTTGGAGGCACAGAACTTCCTGATTTTATTGCGCTAGTCAGAACAGCGGGAGATATTCTGGTCTCAATTATTCGTACCATTAACACGATTACCAAGACATTTATGGAGTTCAAACGGACATGGGATGCGCTTCCTGGATTTATCAAACAATTGGCAACCATAGCGGTGATTGCGCGATTTTTGTTGGGTCTCGATATTGTTTCAATGTTCATCAGACTTGGGAGATTCGTTGGGAGACTGCTTCCCTATCTTGATAAATTGACCACAGCCTTTTGGGGTTTGCGTCTTGCGACATTGGGGTGGTACGGGGCGCTGATTCTCATTGGGGCAGGAACGGTTCTCTGGGCTATTCGAACGATTGCGAGAAACATCGAGCGACTTCAAATGGGATTGCCACCTGGGGTGTTTCCTGACCAAGCCCTGCAGAGTGTTCGAACGCCGATGCTTCGTCTTCAGATACAAGGTGAGCGTCCTGGGCTCGCAGGGCTCACCGTACCACGATTGGAATATGAGCGTCCTTGGCTAGAACCCCCGCCATTTGGTCAACCGATTCCGTCATTGATCCCCTCGAAGCCGAAGAAGCCGCCGTTCACACCACAACCGACTCCGCGTGCTCCTGACGACAAGCAGCAAGGTCGTGAAGGTCGTGATCCTGCGATTGATAGGTTGCGTGACTTTCTCGCACTCAAGCAGCGGCAGCGTGAACTGAATGAAATTACCGCGGAAGAAGAACTCCAGCAATTGCGCACGACAGGAATGGCGTTGGCGAACAAGATCAAAGACGTACGCGAGAAAGAACTTGCGCTCCATAACGTTCGTGTTCGGATGCAACGGGTTGAGCAGGAGATGTATGAGTCCAGAATTCGAATCAATCAGGAACGCGAAGAAGCCACTAAACAACATGCACAGGAAGTCGAGCGTCTTACTGAAGACCTAGAACGCATGGTTGAACAAGCGGAAACTGAATATGATGTCTCACGAATTCAGCAATATCTCGCGGCAGCCGAGGCTGCAGGGACAATCACGAAAGAAGTGGCTGATGCGTGGCTTGCAAAGGTACGAGCCGTTGTTGAACTACGACAAGAAATTCGTCAAGCAGAAATCGACTTTGAGAATCAACGACGGCAGGACGAGCAAGCGGAAATTGAAATTCAACAAAAGAACGAACAGCGACGCAAAGACGCCGATGCTCAACTCGAACTCCTGAGAGCAGAAATTGATTTGCAAGAAGCACTGGATGCGATTCGCCGTGAAGGAATTATTGGCGAGCGTCAGCGATATGAGGCCGATCTGAGAGCGCGACAGCGCGTTATTGAGAATTTGCAGCGTCAACTGGATTTGATGGAAAAGGCTAACGAAGAAGCGGCGAAAATGCCGGGAGGGGTACTTGTCTATTCACCGCGCGAGATTCAAGAAATTACTGATAAAATCAGGATTGCCAAAGAGGAGGCTAATGCATTTCAAGAAGCGTTCCGTATTCGTACCGATCCTGTGGCCGCATGGGCCGCGGTGATTGAGCAAATTCGCGGATATGTCCATAATTGGTATGAGACCTTTCTGAGAGTCACCGATGCAATTGAAGGAGCGTTTCAGCAACTCTTTACCGATATTTTGTCTGGAAGCAAGGAGTTTGGCGAATCATTGTTGGACTTTTTCCGAGGGATCGTAAACGCAATTATTGCGGAATTGGCTCGACTCGCCGCGCGATGGGTTATTGGGTGGCTGTTCCCGTTTGCGAAAGGCGGGATCATCCCAATGGCTCATGGAGGAATGATTCCTGCTTATCAATATGGCGCTGTCGTTGCAACAGGAAGTCGCGCGGGGGTGTATGGAGAACCCACCTATCTCGTGGGTGAAGGACGTAATCGTGAAGCGGTGGTTCCACTGCCCGATAATCGTTCCATTCCTGTGCGATTCGAGAATGGAGGGGCACAACAGCCGCTCGAAGTAAAAATCAAAGTCGTTCAAGTCTTTGATCCGCGTAATATTCCAAAGCCTGATCCTGATGAAATTCTCGCGGTCGTGGCTGCGGATGCAATGCGGGGAGGACCGATGGCCAAGGTTATCAAGAAAGTAATTGGGCGGTAGGATACAATATGACTGACTCCAAGGGAGGGATGGGTGATGCCGCGTATTACTGTTGTGGCCGTTGATGCGCTTGGCGCTCGTTCAGCCCCAGCCACCGTTGAGGTGCGTGTCAACCAAGCACCAGTCATTGACACTGTGACGGTGGACCCACCGCGAGTGAATCCAGGAGGAGAAGCACTCATCACCATTGTCGCACGCGACCCGGACAATGACGCGCTAACCTACGAGGTCACAGCAGACGTTGGAAGTATCGAAGCAACAACGCAGCCGCACATCTTCCGGTATCGTGCGCCATAAGGGGCCTCTAGTGTTCAATTGGCTGCTAACGCTCGTGCGACGGATATGGGACTGGCTGCGGGGCTGGCCGCTCCACCCAACGATTACATCTATTCAGGCTGATCCTACGGTCGTCGCCCCGGGTGGCACATCTACCATCACGGTGCGTGTGCGTGGTGGTCAGGTGCCATATCAGTATGTGGTGAGCACCACCCATGGACGTGTCCAGCAAATCAGCGATGGGGTTTTTCAATGGCGCGAGGAGTGATGGGCGATGAGTCCTGAACTCACCATTCGTGTGCGTGACTCGTTGGGGTTGGAGGCCCGACGGACCGTCTCAGTGCCGGTGGAGACCGGTGCGCCCGTCGTACGCTGGTCCACGCTGGGGTTGACCCGTACGTCGTCGTACGTCATCCCGTCCGGGGTGACGGTACTGCAGGACGTAGACGACGCCGAGGTTGGCCGCCTCCAAGTCCTCGGTGTGCTGCGAGCAGATCGCACCCGCCCGACACGCCTCCGACTCTACGGGAACCTGGTCGTCACGGAAGGGGGTGTGGTGGACTACGGCACGCCGGAGGACCCGGTGCTGGTGGACTGTCGGCTGTGGTGGCCCGTGGTGGATGAGTCGCGGATCGTCGGGGGCGGCATGACCGTGCTGGAGACCGACCCCGGGCTGTGGGTGATGCACCACGGCAGGCTGCAGACGCACGGCGCGCGCACGACCCCGTGGACGCGCGCCACGAGCGGCCTAGTGGCGGGGCAGAGCGAGTTCACCGTCGAGGATGCGTCCGGGTGGCGCGCGGGGGACGAACTCGCGATTGCGCCGACCAATCCACCGACGACGCCCTCGTACTGGATGCAGACGGAGCGGCGCATCATCGCATCAGTCAGCGGCAACGTCGTGCGGCTGACGCTCCCGCTGTCGGTGGCGCACCCCGCGGTGGTCACGCCGTGGGCGACGTACACCGCGGAAGTCGCGAACCTCACGCGCACGGTGAAGATCGGCGGGACACCAACCGGTCGCGCGCACATCTTCATCCACGCGCATCATCCACAGGCGATCCACTACGCGGAGTTGCACCACCTGGGCCCGCTGGGCACAGGACGAGGACGCTACGCGCTGCACTATCATCACAACTTCGATGGCACCGACGGTACGGTCGAGGAGGGTGTGGTCGCGCACGACATCGGGAGTAACGCGTTCGTCCCGCACCTGAGTAGCGGGATCACGTTCCGCCAATTCGTTGCCGCGTTCATCAAGGACAACGCCTTCTGGTTCGACCCGCGTCGCACGAATCCGAACGAAGCCTTCATGGATTGGGGGCGTGTGACCTACGACCGCTGTCTCTCGATCCAGGTCGGCGATGGCGGCAACGACGACCACTATTTCCTCGGGGCGGGTGTGGGCAACCGCTGCCTCGACTGCGTGGCGGTCGGCGGCGAGGCCAAGGGCTTCAACTGGCCCGAGGATGAGAGTTTGGGGAGTCAGCCGGGGCAGGGGGTGTGGGAGTTCCGTCACGGGCTCGCGCACAACGTGCGGTTCCTCGGTCTGCGGAGTTGGCAGAACGATCCCTGGCTGCACACCATCGACGGGTTCGATGGATACTACTGCCGCGAACAGGGACGTGAACCGTTCGCGGTGGAGTTGGGCGCGTACACCCTGCGCTACCAGATGCACCGGTTGCGCCTGTGGTGGCCCTCGGGGATCAAGACCCACGCGGTCGGGATCGACCACTATCACCACGAGCAGGATGGTCGCGGCGTGGAGGACTTCGCCCTCTGGGCGCGGGACGACCAAGCGTTCAGCGAGCATGTCCCGCGTCTCATCGTGGCCCCCGTCTGGCGGAACTATCGGGTCGCGGGACTGGGCGTCCTGCGTACCACCGATGGGCAAGGTCGTTTGCAGGCCGTCAAGTACGAACTTCGCAACCCACAGACCCCGGGGACGCCGACGCCCGTGTGGTTCGCGGACGACTGTCACCCGGACTGTGAGGTGCTGCTCGTCCGCGACGGTCAGCCCACGCTGCGTCTGCGACGGCGGGATCAGCCGGGGACGTATGACCCGCGATTCAACGCGTCGGTGACGGTGCTCTGATGGCCCTGGTGACGTTCTCGCGCTCCTTCTACTGGCCCCAGGTCTTCCGCACCGCGGGTGGTGATCCGACGGGAGAGTTCGGCACGACCGCGCTCAACGCGAGCGGGCATCGCTTCGGCTGGGTGTTCACCGCGCCGGTCGGGGGATCGTGGGAAGGATTCGGCTTCCGCACGGGGAGCGTGACGACGGCGAGGGATACGGATGCGCGCGCCGAGACGGTGGGCAGCGACGCCAACCCCACCGGCACGCTGGTCGCGACGGGTGCGCAGGTCACGATTCCGGCGGCATCCATCACGGCGAACACCTGGATCACCGCGACGTTCGGAACCGCGCCCACCATTGCGGCAGGAGACGAACTCGCGGCGGTGCTTGCGCCCACCAGCACGCCGAACTACCAGACCGCGAACCGTCTCATCAGGCACCTGGAGTCGTTTTGGCCTGCTGGACGGTTCTGGGGCGGCTCGTCGTGGACACACTTGCCCAACTGGCTCGTCTTCGCCGTTCGTATTGATGGGACCTGGATTTTCCTGCCCGGTGCGATCCCTATCGCAAGCCATCAGAACGTGCTCTTCCGCACCGGCCAGAGCCCCTCCGAGGTCGGCGTGTACCTGACGCCTTCGGTCCGCCTGCGCACCGTCGGGTTTCTGGTCAGCGGGTTTTCGTTCATGTCTGACGGTACCACTGCGACGGTGCGGGTGCGAGCGCTCGACAACACGGTGCTCGCGGAGTCCACGGGCTGGCGGGGCGGGATGCGGACGGCGCTGGGCAGCAACGCGTCGCAGTTACGCGGACGCTGGGCGAGTCCGACGACGCTGGAGCCGAACATCACCTACAGGTTGGTGATCGAGGGCACATCGTCCACTGACAACTGCCGCTTGCAGTATCAGCGGCTCCCGTCCACCGCGTACGCGACCGCGATGCCGCAGGGGTCTGGCCACTATCGCACCGAGCGGTCGGGCTCGGGCTCGTGGACGGACACGGACACCGACTACGCGAACATGGCGCTGGAGATCGACGCGGTCGAGGGGGGCGAAACTGTCCTCGTGCCGCGCCGGACGACGTACTTCGCCTAATCAGGAGGGGCGCCGATGGCACGGGTCTACAGCATTGTGGTCGATGCGTTGTCCGTCAACGCGGTGACCGATCTCGTCTACATCAAGCCGCACGCGACGCGGGGTTTCGTCGTACACGAGGTGCTGGTCACGCAGGACACGAGCGAGACCAGCGAGCAGTTGCCGCTCAACCTGTTCCGCACCGCGACGGACAATGCGGCCCAGGGGACCGCGGGGACCGCGAACCCGCTGGTGCCTGGCGATTCGGCGTTCGGCGGTACGGTACGCGTGGGCATCACCGGCGCCAACCTCGCCGCGGAGACGACGCTGCTGCGGCGCGAATCGCAGAACGTGCTCGGCGGATGGCATTACCTCCCGACGCCGGAAGCACGGTATGTCTTCCCCGGCGGCGGGCATGGCTTCGTCGTCAAACTCGACGCGGCCCCATCGTCCGCGCTGACCATTTCGGTGACGGTGACGATTGAAGAACTCTTTTAGTTAGCGACCGATGCGGACATGGGTCTACCGCCGCCCTCCGCAGGAACGCCCACGACGTGGGTCGTGGGTGGTACTCCACTCCGGTCAAGAACTGCAATCGCTATTTGCGAGCGTGACTGTTCCTTGGGACAGTAGCGGCGCAATTGCGCACACAGCAACCATTCCATGGACATCGACACGCACGCTCGTGCAGACACCAAGCGTCCCGTGGGAGTCCCTAGCCTCACGAGAACGCGCGGCGGAGTCACTCTGGGAAAGTCTGTCTGGGATTACTCACAGCCACGCGATCTCGTGGGAGAGTCTGTTTGGAATTGTTCGCAGCGACACCGTCGTATGGGAAAATCTGCACAGTGTGCTCCGCAGCGATAGCGTTCCATGGGAACATCTATTCCGCTTGTTCCGCGAACATGATACGTCATGGGAGAGTCTGCAAGGTGTGCTCCGCAGCGATGCGATTGCATGGGAGAATCTACACACACTGCTCCGCGGCGAGGGTCTCTCGTGGGAGAGTGTGCAGACCATCTCCCGCAATAATAGTGTGGAATGGGAACATCTCCACGGTCTCCTCCGCAGCGATGCGATTCCATGGGAAAGTGGTCATGGAATACAACGTAGCGAGAACATCCCATGGGCATCAGGCGGAACAGCCACACAAACGGGAAGTATTTCGTGGGAATCGTTGGAAAGACTCGCGCAAAGCGGAAGTCCTTTGTGGGAATCCGTGCAGGGAGTATTTCAGACAGTCACGAGTGTGTGGGAAGCCCTTCACGGGCTTGAACACTCTGCGGTGATGTTCTGGGAATCAGGAGGAACAGCCACAGGACTTGTTCTTGTTCCCTGGGAATCGCTCGCACATCGTGAGCGTCATGCGCAGACTGTCTGGGAAGCCCTCCATGGACTCCGACGTTCTGACGATGAACCGTGGGAAGCCCTCCAGCACATAGCACCCGCTGTTGTGGTTGTGTGGGAAGCCGCAGGCACGATCACACGTCTCTCTGATGTCCTGTGGGAAAGTCTTCAGCATCGTCTCCAACGTGAAGATGTTCACTGGGAGTCGCTGCGCGACATTACCGCGTTGACGACTCCTTCATGGGAGGCTTTGCGGGCCCTTTCAACTCATGCTATTCTAGTGTGGGAAGCCGGTGAGTACTGTCTTGCGATGGCGGTGGTTCCATGGGAATCTACAGGCGAAGTGCTTGCAACAGTCACACAGCACGCGCTGATTCCTTGGGAATCCATAGGATTCGTTCACGGGGTGGCGGTGGTTCCATGGGAATCGGTTCCCTTCCACGACATTCCACTTCAACACTTTCGCGTCACGTCACTCCCAATTTTTCTGGTTCACGAGTCCGCAGTGTTTCGTGTAGCACCACTTTCGATATTTGTCGTCACGTACGATCTCAACCTTCGTGTTGCTAAAATTCGTGTATTTATTGTGCCAAAAGCATGAGCCCATAAGGAGGATATACCATGCCGATCAGTGCCAACGATCTCATCCCCTATCTTGCCGAGAACAATCCAGACGACGATGTGTCGACCGGGGGTGGAGGCATTGAGACTCTCGGTCGCCCAACGTTCACGCAGTGGACGGCCAATGCGGTGGTGGCTGTCGTCTCCGATGGAACCGATACTCGTACCTTGAACGTCGAAGGACGCTCTCCGACTGGAAGTATTGTCACCGATGCGATTGTCTTGAACGGGACCACCGAAGCGGTGGGCACAGTCACCTTTGAGCGTATTCTGAAATTGAGTTTGTCCACAACCGATGCGAGTCGAACGGTCACAATTCGACAGGGAGCAGGCGGCCCAACACGAGCGACCATTGATCCGAACGAACGGTTTCGCTTTGCGCATTTCAAGCGCAGTGCGTCAGAAGCCACCACGGTTACTCGATACGATAAATTGCATTGGAAAAACACCCACGCGACGCTGACGTTGCAAAATGCCAAGGTACAGTTGGCTGCTGATCCTGACGCCCGTATTCGTCAGGGCATCCATACGTCGAAAAACGATACCGTCACCATTGCCAACCGCAAAACCGCACCACCAGGAATCACGTTTGTTGATGATACCGTTGACCAGGATGTTCCCGGCACCACGCTTGAAGCGGGATCGTCCATCGGTGTCTGGTATGAGCAAACGCTTCCCGCAAACGATCCCGCGCATCGAACCACGTATACATCACAAATTACTGGACAAACTGTCTAGGGAGGCGCTCATGCATGAACATCGAAGAGATTCTCCAACGAGTCGAGGCTGGTGAGGCCATCACCCGCGCGGACGCGAACGCCGTTGTGCGTCTCTGTGAGCGTCGGTGTCGAGGCAACACGCTTGTGCCTCCCGAGATTCAAAAGAAATACTTTGCGTTTCTGGCTGACCCAACGATTGACACGCATACCCTCTTTTCCGCGTTTCTCAATGAAGACTTCGAGGGAGCCGCTGATGTGAGGACCTATGCGCAGACACGGCTCGCTGTACGAGGACGCGACGATGTACGATCCGCGCTCATTGACGCGCTCCGCGCACGAGCCGCAGATGTTGGTCAGGGATGCGGGTATGATTTCAACGATATTGTGTGTGCTGGACCGTTCGATGGACGTGAATACCCATTTGTCTGCCCGCAGTGCGGGGTTGAGGGGACCTATCGCGCGCCGAGGTTTGTGCTCAATGGCTGAACCCCTGTTTCGCGCCGATCCAAAACAGCCCAGCGAAATTTATCCCATTGCGGTTGATTGGGAAAATCGGCTCTCTCCAGGGGAAACAATTGTCACCCATGGAGCGTCGGCAATTCGTCTTGATACCGGCGCTGATGCGACCAGTGATTTGTTGATTTTGCCCACATCTATTGTGGGAACGCAGCAGCGTGTCACCCTGAAAAATGGGAGTCACGGTGTCTATTATAAAGTCACCTTCACCATTACGACGAGCGCCGGTCATCTGCTTGAGGCCGATGTCATTCTTCCTGTGGTTGAACGGTGAGTCCTGATGGCTGTCTATCCCGATAGTCCGCGTCCAGGGTCCATTGAGATCGAGCGATTGCAGTACGATATGCTGAGCGATGATTGGCGGCGAGTGACGCGACAGGTTCGACGACGCCATCTTGTGATGCATCGACGAGTGTCGCTCCGGTATCCGTCATTGTCTGTGGCCCAATTTGAACTGTTCTTGAACTTCTATACTGCGCGTCGCGGGCCCGCAGAACGATTTGAGTACGTCCATCCCGTGACCGGAGAACAATATATGGTTCGATTTGCGGCTCCCCTCCAATGGGCCCATATCCCGCATAGTGATCGGTATATGCTTACCGTGGAACTCAAAGAAGCACCATGAGCATTGTGCCTCGTCCCTTCACGATTCCCCTGGAAGGGCCTGGAGCCTATCCGATTACGTTTCCTCGCGCAACACGGATTACCACCGAAACAGAAGAATGGTTATCAACGGACGTTGAGTTTGATAGTCAGTATTCACAAGTGCTCCTGCTCGCCAATGTGGGATTGCGGTTCATTGAACTCGAATATCAAAATCTCACGACTGATGAATGGGCCGTGTTACGGGGGTTTTGGGAATCTGTAGGCGGGCTCGAAGGGACATTTCCGTTCACGCACCCCTCGCGGGGATGGACGGCGAGGATGCGGTTCGCTGAAGATTTCCTTGAATGGACCTATTATGACCCCGCGGAGACACGAACAGTGATTGTGCGATTGGAGGAGGCCCAATAATGCAAAAGTATGAAAACTCTGCGTGGAATAGCACCACCGGCCTTCCGATTGCCGAACCCACCATTGAGGTTCGACATGCGGGAACAGGCACAACCGCAACCATTTATTCTGATGATGGTGTCACCCCCAAGAGTAATCCGTTTCTCGGAGACACCGTTGGACGATTTTCCTTTTATGCGCCGACGGGGCGGTACGACATTATTGTGACAAAAACAGGTGTTACGAGTTATACGATTACCGATGTGTCCTTGACAGAGCCGCGAAGCGGAGGGTATGAACTCGCGCACGGCGTTGATGTCCAAGCCTTGCTGGCGAACGCGCTCCATGACCGTGTCACCAATACGTGGCATCGTCGACATACGGCCCGACCCGCGTGGCGCGTGGAAACCGATTCAACGACGAGCAATGATTATTTCCGTGCGCTCCATGCGCTTGCAGGCGCCAACCCTATTACGTGGACAGAACTCTGGCGTCTCGATGGCACAGGACAGATGCAACTCGGTGGAAATATTGTCATTGGTGGAACCTTGGCGCACACTGGCACCGCAGTCGGATTTTACGCGAAGACGCCGGTGCCGATTGCGGACGCGAGTGACAATTTGACCGATAACAGCGGAGGAACGGCTGATGATAACATTGAATTCATACCGGACCCCGCGGATGATCCGGCGACCGCAGATGACCTGCGCGATGACCTTGTTGCGAATCTGATTCCCGAATTGCGGAACAATTTTGCGGATTTGACCGCAAAAGTGAACAAAGCCTTGACGGTGCTTCGTGATGTGGGGTTGATGGACACATGATTCATGAATTTACGCACCTCATCAAAGAGCATATTGTGCGCCATGAACGCACGCTTCAAGAATTATTGCGTGCCGAGGACAACTTGCTCCAGGTGTTACGAGACAATAAACGTGCTCAACATGAGGCCACGGGCGCCATCAACGCCCTGCAGACCATCCTCAAGGCGGTAAACCCCGATGCCTAAATTGATGTCTCCCGGCATGATCGCCGCCAAACATGTCCTCGATCCTCAAGGACCGTGGGTGACGCTCTACAAATTGAATTTGAATCCTCCAGGAGAATCCAATCCCACGCTCTACCGACGTATTGTCAATCATCCGCGCGCCATTGTGTATGGAGGAGAAGAATATCTTCCCTTTCCCGTACGGCACGAGGGGATTCGAGAGGAAGCCCAGGGACGATTGCAGCGCATTACGGTGCAGGTGGCCAATGTGAGTCGAGAAATCCAGGATTTGCTCGAAGCGCACGATGGGTTGCGGGGCAAACACGTCACGTTGATTGCGATCAATCTCGATCAGCCCGATCTGGGCGATGTGCGACAAACATTCATTATTGATAGCGTGACCGCAGGGGATCAGGTGGTCTCAATCACCTTGGGCAAACCCATCCCCATTATGGACGTAAAATTGCCCAAACGGCTCATTTTCCGCGACCTGTTCCCCGCGGTGATGTATACATGACCCCCCAGGGGGGTGTCTTCCCCCTTCCCCGTCCCTCCGAAGCCCTCCTGGGGGCTCCCAGGCCCCTTCCTGGGGCTTCTAGAACGCACCCAGGATACTCGTGCGCGTGGTGTGAAGCGCATTTTCCCCCAACACTCCACGATTGGCTGGGATGGCACCATTTTCACACGGATGCGCCGTGCTGGTGGTTTGTTCACCAGGTCTATCGTCGCCATCTGCAGATTGTGTTGCCCAAACATGAAGTGATTGAAACCCGGGATCAATGGTCGTCGCTCGTCACCGCTCACATGACGCAATTCCAGCGCGCAGACCCCGACACGTATCGGCTCGTGTTATTCTGCTACCCCAATGGGACGATGCACGTGGGGATTATGGAAAATGCTCGATGGTTTCTCCATGTGCCGACGCCCGAAGCCGGCGTCTGTCGCGCTGAACTCATGCGCTATCAGGAACGAGGGTATCTCCGTGGAATCTATCGCTACATCGGGTGAGCGTCTTCGGTGCTATCATTGTTCGACGTTGGTGTCCATCCCGCACCGACGATGGGCGCACTGTCCATCGTGTCTGCGCAAAGTGCGCTATCGCAAAGGACGACGATTTTACCAAAAAACGACCATTGATCTCGATGAAAAACTCGCAACACTCGGGTTGCGGCATCATTCGCGGGCACGTGTCCGAGGAGCCCTTGTGGGGGCATTTCTTGGGTGGTGGGCGACCGCGTCGGTGCTCGCAAAAGTCTTCGTCGGTCTCTTTGTGGTCGCTGGTCTCATGTACGTTGCACGACTCCTCCAGCGTCCACGTCCCGACCGAGAGACTCAACAAGTCTATGGGTTCACGTCTCGAACAAATGCCGTTGGGACAGGAACGCCGGTTCCCATTATTTATGGGGAACATCGTCATTGGCCTGCAGTCGTTCAAGAATATGTTGATGTCGTCAATAATATTTCGACGCTTTATCGGCTCTATTGTCTTGGAGAAGGACCCATTGAATCCGTAACAGGCATCGAGTTGAATAATCAACCCATTGAGTTTTTCAATGGAGTGTCGTGGCAGGTGCGCTATGGGCATCCTGTTCAAACGGTGATTCCATGGTTTGCGGATAATCGGAATACGTATCATGTTGGCATTGAATTGTTGGCTGATGGGCGCAGTTTTATCTATCGGACGATTACGCCCATTGATGAGTTTATTGTGCGAGTCTTGTTCCCCCAAGGGCTCACAGGAAGTGGTGGGGCCACAGGCAGCGGAACCAACTCCGTGACGGTGCGGGTTGAGCATCGCATCCTCGGCGACGTGCCGTGGACGCTTCTTGGCAACTTTGTTGTGAATGGGGTCGCCAACGATACACGACCTATTTTGCGACAATTCCGCTCGGGTCCTTTGACGCCTATTACCGTCAAATTGCCTGGATCAGTGACCAACAACAACAGTATCGGGGGAACAGCATGGACGAACCCCGCTCATGCGTTGACCTCGAATGACCAGTGGGCTGTTGTTGACGAACCCACGTCTACTCCGCGCGATACCCAATATCTCCTGTTCACCGATTTTCAAATGAACCTACCTGGCGATGCTGTTGTGAATGGGATACAAGTTGAAGTCGAGCGACATCATGCGCCTGGTGGAGTGAGTGGAGGCAACGATTGGCTCCCCGAAGGACCGCCTGAGTCTACCTATGATCGGAGCGTGCGGTTGTATGTCAACGGCACATTCATGGGGGAGAATAAGGCCGATACCACGACAGCCTGGCCAACAACCGATGCGACAAAATCGTATGGAGGCCCATCAGATTTGTGGGGGCTCACGTCAGCAGAGTTGAACCCAACAACCCTCAACGCTTCAAACTTTGGATTTGGGATTGCTGCTCGCGTGGACAATGGATCAGCGAAAATTGATGCCGCAACAATCCGCGTCTATTACACGTCGTCGAGTGTGCCGGGTATTGCACGACGAGAAATTCGTGTAACGCGAGTGAGTACGTCGAGCACACCGAAACCTCCAATGTCCTTTGATTCCATTGATGAAATTAGTTATGGGAGTATTCTCAACACGTATCCCAATATTGCGATACTCGGGCTCAAAGTTCAAGCGAGTGAACAATTGTCTGGGTCGGTTACGACAAGTTGTCTTGTGCGCGGACGAACAGTGCGTCAACTCACCGATGGCGAATTGAGTACGACAGAATCGTGGTCACAAAATCCTGTTGAATGTTTGATTGACTTGCTGACGAACGCCCGATACGGGCTCGGCACATACATTACCGATGCGGATTTGTTGCTTTCCTCGTTCCAAACCGCAAAGGATTATTGCAATGAGATTGTCGAGGGAGAGACCCGTCATCAGTTGGACATTATTATGGACGAATATCTCAACGCCTGGGATTGGCTCGAAGTCTTGCTGAATACGTGTCGTGGGATTCTCATTGAAAGCGATGGGCGCTGGAAACTCGGCGTTGACCACCTTACGGAACCCTCACAGGTATTCACCAACGCGAACATTGTCAAAGGCACGTTTACCAATGCTTGGGTCTCATTGTCAGAGGAATACGATACCGTCGAGGGCATCTATTTTGATCGTGAATTGGATTATCGACGTGAAAGCGTCTTCGATCCCGTGCCAGCGGGACGGCGCATCAAGTCCATTCAAATCAAGGGAATTGTTCGGCGAAGTCATGCGCTCCGCGAAGTTCGATACCATCGGCGCGTCATCGAACTCACCTCTCGATTTATTGAGTTTGAAACGTCCATTGAGGCGCTCGGGTCTGATGTTATGGATGTCATTCTCGTCTCTCACGATGTTCCAAAATGGGGAATGAGTGGGCGTGTCGTGAGCGTGAGCGGATTGACGATTACCGTTGATCGAAATGATCTCCCCACCGATGTGGCTACCACGGATTATGATTTGATTGTTCGTCAGCAAAATGGGGATATTGAGCAGCGAGCCATTACGGCTATTTCGGCTCCCTATGTTTCTTCTGAAGGGCATCCGCGGCAAGACATTACGATTGCGTCTTCGTTTGCGTCTTCACCGGTTCCACGAAATACCTTGTGGGTACTCGTGCTCGCTGAGGGCGATTAATATGCCTCGCTATGTTGATGCGTTCAACCGACCTCCAGGAATTGATCTCAATGCGTCATGGATTGAAAGTCGGTATGCTGTCGATAATCCTCCCGCCGCTTTGTTGGGCGATGGAACGGTTATGCTGATTACGAGCATAGATAACAGCGAAGTGCATGGCGGACTCTTTTTGTGGGATCGACCAGTAAGGAACAATCAGTATAGTCGCCTTGTGTATTCACGAGTGTCTCCAGGTTTGCCAGGAGATTCAGGGCCAGTGGTTCGAGGGTCTGGCACCTATTCATCAATGACGGGATATTTTCTTTCTCAAGCGGGAGGACCAGATATTTCGCTAAAAAAGGTCGTCAATGGTTTTGCGTTTCCTGGAGTCACAATTGGCGATGTTCAACTCTCTGGTCCCTTGAATGAGGGAGATGTGCTTGAACTTCGTGCCGTTGATGATGTCTTGACGGTTCTCGTCAATAATGTGGTTGTGCTCACTGTGGTTGATGCGGATATTCCTACTGGTCACGTGGGCATGGTGTGTTTGGGGTTTGTGTGGGTGGAGAATGAAGTTCCTGCTCCCTATGATGGTCCAGTCATGCAAGTGTGGCACCGATGGGAAGGCGGGGATATTGTACGACGTGTCTCAACCAACATCGGTGAAGCCAAACTCTTTCGTATCATGGGGATGGAACTCAAAGAGGATTTTCGCTGGCGCATCCATGCATCAGAATATCATCCCGATATTTATGATCTCGACTGAGGTGCGCTATGAATCGCGCCAAATTGTTCCGTATCGTTGGCATAGAACTCAAAGAGGATTTTCGTTGGCGTATTCATGCGTCGGAATATCATCCTGAAATCTACGAGCCTGCAGAAGGCCTTCCCATGAAACTTCTTCGGGCGGAAAAATCAGCAAAAATCGAGAAAAAATCGAGAAAATGAATAATATAGATATAGAGATATAGATATAGATATAGGAATTATCTCTTCCTCTCCATTCGATAAACATGCCCTTTGTTCTTCCTTTCATCTCCCTTTCAATAACATGCCTCTTTCATCTCCCTTTCAGTAACATGCCCTTTTATATTCCTTTCAGCAACATGCCTCTCTTTATCTCTATCCCTATCCCCCCTTACCCCCCTTTCCCTTTCTCTTTTTCTCTCCTTTCCGTCATCGCCATGTCTATTTTTTGACCTCATAGACGGGCAATGTATAATAGCCTTTGAACACGAAAGGGGGTTTACCGATGCAAATGCGCGGATTCATCGTCGGATTCGCCATGGTCATCTTCCTGTTTTCAGGACTAGTAATGTCCAGCAAAGCGGAAGCCGTTCACCAAGAGTCTTCTCACATCGTGTTCGATGGCACTATCACATTAGGCAATCTGCTCACTCTCCTGGGGATGCTCATTGCCCTTATCACCAGTTATACTCGCATCATGTCTCGCATCGGAATTATTGAAACCCGGGTCCATGATTTATGGGATGACTATAAAAACCGACGAAGTCGAAAGGACAATGACTAATGGGCGACATTACCAAACACTTCAGTTGGTGGGAATTTCGCTCCAAAGACGGCGCGCCAACACCCGAGTCCGTCAAACCTAATATTATTCGGGTAGCGCGGATGCTCGAACTCCTTCGAAGCGCAGTGTCAGACCATGTCGGGCGTGATTGTCCCCTAATTATTCTTTCAGGGTATCGCAGTCCTGCGCACAATACAGCCGTTGGTGGTGTTCCCACATCATTTCATCTCAAAGGATTGGCTGCCGATATTGTGTCACGTTTTGCGTCACCGCACACCATTCAATCCCTTGCGCGGTCCTTACAAGCACGAGGAATTATTGGCGGGCTCGGGGTCTATGCGGGTTTCACACACGTTGATTTGGGACCACGACGAAATTGGACCGAAGCGACGAGAACGCAGAAGGGAGGGGAGAATTTCCCCTCTTGACAGTCCTCGGTCGAAGGAGTATCTTCAAGGGGATTGTCGGGAGTGCGACCGATCTCTCTTCAACCGAAAACAATAACGAGAACAATGAAAGGAGAACAATGATATGGAGATTCCGCAGCGCGTCAAAAAAGCATTGGAAGGATACGCCATTATTCTGCGCGAAGAACGCGATCTCAAATACAAGAAACAACAATTTGGCTATGAACTCCGAAAATTTATTGAACAGATACGTCAGCGCGATCCCACATTCACAACATTCAGCACAGAACACGGCACGGCAACGCTTGTTGAGCCCGTCAAAGACGACATTGATGCTGATGCGCTCTACCATGACTTGAAACGCAAAGGATTGCTCACTCCCGAGATTCAAACAGCCTTTCGCCGCGTTGTTGACAAGGCAAAAATTGTCCAGTTTCTCGACGAGTTAAAACTGCCCCGACAACTCGTCAAGAAACATTGGACCGAGAGCCCCGCAGAACCCTATATTCGTGTGACGCCAGGCCGAGAGGGTTAACTCAATATGAGTGGACCGAGTCCACAAACGTCACGCTTTGATGTCGTGGCGATTCTTTCACACTATGGAATCAAGGCACAAGCGTTGTCCATGGGACAATTGCACGCGTGGTGTCCGTTCCACAACGACCGACGGCCATCATTGTCCGTGCATCTCCATACCGGCCAATGGCTCTGCTTTGGGTGTCACCGTCAAGGAAACATGATTGATTTTGTCAACGAAATCGAAGGGTTCAACGATGAACTGAAGGCTATTTTGACCGCTAAACGTATTGGGCAGATTGAGCGCACAATTCAGCCCGACTTCAATATGTGGGATTTGGACCGGGTATCTGACGTTGATGTGTCTCGATTCGATCAACCGCCGTGGAAGCGATTGTTTCGGATTTATACGAAAATGCGATATGGAACCCACGGAGGGACACCGTTGTACGCTTTTGCGCGTGGATTGGTGCCGATAACCCTTCGACAGTTTGATGTGCGATGGGATCATCGCCGCAAGCATCTCATTTTTCCTGTGCGATGGCAGAATAGAATTATTGGGTATCAGCGGCGAGTGACGGTGACAGAGGACGAAGCCTTTGGGAAATATCGCAATAGCGCCGGACTTCCTCGACTCCGTATTTTCTACTGGACGCGACAATGGATTGACGATGAGGGATTTCCTCCCCTCCTCGTGGAAGGTGTTCTCGATGCCCTTCGCGCTGTGCAATTTGGGTGGAAACACGTTGTGCATCCGTTTGGGTGCAAAGTATCGCCGATTCAGCGCGAGTGGTTACAGCGTCTGATGAGACACTACACAACGCTCTATGTTGCCTTCGACAATGATCGAGAAGGACGTGACGCTGAACGCGCTCTTTCACTGGGAATACGGGTGCCAAAAAAACACTGGGGAGGGGTGTCTGATATTGGCGGTCTCACCAAAACGCAATTTTGGCTGTCCATGCGCGATGCGGGATGGACACAGGGAGGTGATTGGACACGCTGACCTGAAGGGCGCTCGCGGTATATTCTCTCTCCGAAGGGGGCTGACATGGTAAAGCGAAGCACGATGGAAATTATCGAGGAAGAACAGCGGCGACGAGGCGCAAGCCAGATACTCGATCATTTTATCCTGCTTCGTGAAAGCGGGGATGAAGTGACCTTGCGGTTTCTCGATGAATTTGAAGGGAAGGATGAACAGGACAAGCGTGTGGCGCACACCTTCAAGGTGCATCATTTTGGCGGCGCAGGTACCAAAGACCCCTACCAGGCCATTCTGTGTGGGGGAGTCGGGTGTCAACTCTGCACTGACAATCCGCCGCGCGTCCACGTCGTTTTCCGCGCGTGGGTGTATGACGACAAGACCGTCAAACTCTTCGACGCGAAGGCGCGGTCGGATGTGATTCTCGATCTTGTCGAGCACGTGAAACAGTACGGGAGTATCACCAACGCTGACTATGTGTTCAAGCGCCGTGGAAAGCAGATGGACACGCGCTATTTTTTGCTCCGTCAAGAGAAAATGCCGCTTTCCGAAAAACTCAAGAAGCGTATCAAGGCGGAATGGCTGTCCTCGAAGCGTGTCCGCGAATTGATTGAGGCGCGGTATCGTCCGTGGGAAAAACGCACGACGGAGGAGGAGTAGGGGGAGGGGGGGTGGTCTCCCCCCTTCCTCCCCAGAAAATCGCTCCTGGAGGCTCCTACGGGGCTTCCTGGGGCTTCTAGGAGGGGATAATGGACGCGCGGATTCCTCTTGGATACACCGATGATGGGCACCCCGTGTGGGGACGAACGTATGGCGGAAAATATATTGTTGGACACTGTCAGTACGCTGACGGAGAAATTGTCTATACCGTCTCTGTTCAAGAACATTGTCTTGTTCAGCAGGCACACATCGAGTATGCGTGAGCGCGATTTTGTCTCTGAGTTTGGGCGGAGTATACGCCACGAGGGGGGGTTTTGGCACAAAATTAGCGATAGCCCAATTTTCAAGGGGATGAAGACGCGGTTCACGCGCAAGAAACCATTTGATGGCATCGCGGTGCTTCCAGGACTCGTGCTCTTTTGCGAGATGAAAATTGCTCGTCCATCAATTACGTTGATGAAGCACCAAGAACAGAGTTTGCGGCAGATTCAGCGTTTGCTCACGTGTGATGCTCTAGCGGCGATCATTATCTACGAAGGGAGAGGACGCGCATGGCTCGTGCCCATCGCACACTATCCAAGACATCATCGCACCCTTCATCGACGCACCCTCGCAACGCTCGGCGTGCCAATTCTCAAGCGACAAGGGTATTGGACGCTCCACGACCTCCGAAATACCTTGTCGCCATTCTTGGGGTCAGAATCTTCAAAAAGAGACTCCGAAAATCTATCCTTGCGCTCTCCAAAGAACTGGCCAAGGCGGAAGAAACGCAATATTTGCGCCATCTTGCCCCCCTGATTGTTCAAGGACTTGCGAAGGGGCCAACGTTTGCCAAAGTGACGTATGCGCGAGTCTATACGCCACATCGTCGATATCATGCGGAAGTTGGAAATCAAGAATAACACGACACGATACAGGAGAACTACGACATGGCGCGGATACCCTCGTTCTGTCATTTGCATGTTCACACTGAAATGAGTTTTGGCGATGCAATTGGGTCGATTGCGCAATACGCCGAAGAAGCAGCGCGGCTCGATCAACCTGGATTTGCGGTTACTGACCACGGGCATCTTTTTGGTCTCGTGGATGCGGTGACGACGACCGGGGTCAAAGTCATTCCGGGATGCGAACTCTATGTCATTGATCCACAAGAAGAGAAGCGACACGGTACCAGTCACCTGACCGTCATTGCGAAGTCTTCAAAGGGATTGCGTCAATTGTTGGCGCTATTATCACGGTCACAGACCGAGCATTATTACTATCACGGGAGAACGCCGCTTGATGAACTCTCGTCGCTCACGGAGTGCTTCATTTTTTCGGGATGTCGATTCGGATACTGCGCCAAACCCCTTCTTGAACGAGGTGATGCGCGCGAAAGTCGTCGGCGCCTTGACCACCTTCGTGCCATGTTTGGAGATCGGTTCTTCGCTGAACTCCAGGCCCATGATGATGCTGCGCAACTTACGTGGAATACATTTCTCCGCACGTACGGCACACAACATATTCTGACGAATGACGTGCATTATCCGAAGCGAGACCACGTGCTCGCTCAACAAGTTGTTGTCGGAGGGCGCGCGTCACGTCGTGAGACGACGGAATCACCGCCAACGCAATTGTGGCTCAAGAGTGCTCAACGGATGTATCGGGATATGCGACAGCAAGGATTTACGGACGCGGAAGTCGTGCGCTTCATGGAACGAACGGTTGACGTGGCCGAGGGATGTGTGGTGCGGCTCACCTCGAATGACTATCGCGTGCCATCGCCGGATAATGCCCTCCAGCGCATTGAACACGTTATTCAACACTCAGCACTATTGCGAAAACGACGGTATCGAGAACGAGTGCGCGAAGAACTCGCCATTATTCGCGCGAAGGGATTTGCGGGGTTCTTTTGGCTCCTCCATGAAATTGTGACATGGGCGCGATCACGCGGGATGTATGTGTCCAATCGCGGGAGCGCGGTCTCCAGTCTTGTGCTCCATCTTCTTGGTGTCACCACCATTGATCCGCTGATGTATGACCTGCCCGTTTTTCGATTCATTTCTCTGACACGGGATGAGCCTCCCGACGTTGATATTGATGTCGAGCGGGCACGGCGCGATGAATTGATGACACACATTTTTTCAACCTATGGAGAAGAGCACGTTGCGCCGTTGGCCAATATCGGACGTTACAAACCGTACCTGTTGATGAACGATATTGTTCGAGCCTGGGAAAAGGGGTATATCCCCGATTTTGGATCATGTACGCCGACAATGAAATCACTGCTCAGAGAGATTGCGGAGAACAAACGTGAATGGCCGAAAACGCCGCAGATGCGGAAAATTCGTGAGATATATGATTTGCTTGAGGACCGGGCGCGATACGTGAGCGTCCACGCAGGAGGTCTTGTGTTCTCCGCTCGTCCCATTTGGCACAGCACGCATCTTTATCGCATGAACAATCAGCACGTTGCGGCGATTGATAAATTCATGGCTGAAAAAATTGGGATGATGAAACTTGACGTGTTGATTGTGGACACGCTCGATATTCTTCGTCAAGCGGTTGTCAAGCGCGAGCGAGATGCGCTCTTCAATCAGCCGCCGACGGATCCGCAGGTGTATCGCTGGTTGCGACACCATCCGTATGATTTGGCCGGAATCTTTCAACTGTCTGATAAAGGACGAGATGCTGTTCAACAGATTCAACCACGCACATTCAACGATCTCATGGTGGCGACTACGGTGATTCGCCCAGGAAGTTCGGGGCTCCAAGAATACATACAGGGTGGTGTGACTGTTCCAGAACGTTTCAAGAAATACCTTGTACGAACGCGAGGCGTCGTGTTGTACCAGGAGCAAATTATGCAACTCGTTATGGATGTTGGGTTTACGCCGCACGAAGCGGATTACCTGATGAAATTGAACAAGAAACGGGAGAATCAAAAAACGTATCGAAGCGATTATGCGAGACTGCGCCGCAAATGGATCGCGGGATGTGTGCGCCATCACATTCCCGTGAATGATGCGGCGCGTTTGTGGGGCTATTTGACTGAATACGGATTCAATCTCGGTCATGCGTGTGGGTATGCGTATTTGACCTATCTGACAGCGTGGGCGAAGTCGAGATACTATCTTCGCTTCATGTGTGCGCTGCTCAATTATGAAAAAAATGAAGCGAAAGAGCGACAAATTGTGCGCGAACTTCTTCGTTCAGGCGTTCGGTTGCTTCCTCCGCATGTGAACGAGAGCAAAGTGCAGCATTGCGTGGTGCCGGGAGCAAAAGCCATTCGTATTGGGCTTGGGTCCATCAAATTCGTCGGTCACGCAGCGGAGCAGATTGTCAAACACGCTCCGTTTACCAAAAAGACATGGGAGCAATTTCAGCAACGCCATACACGACTCATCAATAAGCGCGTTGTTGATGCGCTGATGGCGGCTAACGCCTTGGAAAATATTCTCCCATAGGAGATTGACGATGCATGAGACAGCGAAACGACTCTTGAAAGACCTGCAATCCCAATTCGGGAAAGACGTGATTATGACCGGCGCAGATTTGAATGTTGGGAAAAAATTGCGGTTCTGGAGAATCAAGACGCTGAACCATCTCCTTGGAGGGGGTGTGCCACGCTCAAAACTCACCGAGATTTTTGGTCCCGAAGATAGCGGGAAAACAACGCTGGCCTATCGTCTTCTTGCTCAGGTTCAGCGAGAAGATGGTGTTCCCGCCTATATTGATGCTGAAGGACAATGGGACCATGACTGGGCCCAACAACAAGGTGTTGACCCCGCAAATATGATTTTGGTTCGTCCTGTGTCTGCGGAAGCCATGTTGGAGGCGGTTGTGCAGTTAGTGAAACAACATGTGCCGCTGGTGATTTTCGACAGTATTGCGGCCCAAGAATCCCTCAAGGTCCACGAAGGGGATATGGATGTCGGCGCGATGGCGGACATTCCACGACTGTTGAACCGCTGTGTCCGAAAATGCTTGGTCTTGTTTCGGACGAGTCCAACGTCGCTGGTGTTCCTCAATCAGGTTCGGGAACGGGTTGTTCGAGGACGCCCGCTCTATGGGGATTTTCTGACGACAACCGGGGGACGAGGGATTCGTCACTTTGCTCATCTGCGACTTGAGGTCGTTCGCACGCGCTACTTGACAGCACGGAGAAAGAAAGACACGATTCGCGTAGGCCAGGTGGTCGCGGTACGAGTGCAAAAATCAAAGGTGAGCAAGCCAGGAGGGCATTGTGAATTGATTTTGAGATATGGGGAGGGATTTGTGACATGAAGCACATTACCCTCACGGTCAGTGTCAAGGAGTCCGATGAAAAGAGCATAGAAGAGATGTTTATGGCGATAGCGACATCCTTGATGAAAGAGTGTGCGACACGACTGACGATCAAGACGCTTGATAATGAACAGGAGGGATGGATTATTACAACACCCATTGATACTCTCACGTCAGGTCCGACGCACGAATAGAACGGCGAAAACGTTGGTGGAGGATGCTTGTGGGCACGCTCGGGACCTTTCTCAAGGCTGAAGGACCGCTGTTGCACTATGAGATGGCGCTTCATCAATCGCTGCGAAAAGACTATGCACGCGATGAAGCCGCGCGGCGACACGAACTTCATGCGTCGTTGCTCGACGGAGATCACTATTGTTTACGTCGAACGGTTCTCGCCGCGGCAGGACAATTGCGATCATTCCATGGATTGCACGTGTTGCTCCGATTCGAGGATGGTCATTGGCGGCACAAGAAATGGCAGCATCGGCTCCTTCAGGCGAAATTGACTGCGCCGCTCCTAATTGAACAGCGCAGAACCTTGTCGGTGCGAACGCTGTGTACGACCGATAGTGTGATCTATATTGCCCGCGTCCCATATATTTGGGAGTGCAAGGGGATGCGTGACGATCTGTTTCGCAAAGTGGTGAAGGAGAACAAGCCACCTGCGCAATTCATTCGACGGATGCACTTGTATTTTGCTGCGCAGAAAATACCTCGCGGGATTTTGCATATTGATGCTAAAGGGAGTAACGAGTTCAAGGCGTTTCTTGTCCATGAAGACCCAGCATTATCCACGATGATGCTCCAGCGCGTGCAAGCGGCTGAGAAGGCGTATGGTCGCTATCTCAAACACAAACAATTGCCGCCAAGGTGTGCGTATGAAACCTGCGACGTATGCCGACGTTGAAAGGAGGCTCCGACAATGGGGGTATCGAATCGTCAGGATGAGCACGACCATCACGCTCGCGGTACACGCGAAGACGTTCGTGATCGTCAGCCTAAAGAAGACGTATTTACAACCCTTTCTCCAGACGCTCTCGGAATTTCCTGGCAAGGTCTATCTCATCACACAGGAGGGTCGCACGTGGACCGTATACACGCTCGTGGAGAACACACTACGTCCGGGAACATGGAGCGAAATGAGGAATTGATTCGCACGCTCCGCCATGTTCAGGTTGGCATCAATAAAGCCCTTCGGATGCTCACGGGAATTCGGAAGGGGGAATTTACCATCGGCGAAGAGTTGCAGGGTATTGTGAAGTGGTTCAGCACCGAGCGAGGATATGGGTTCCTGGAAATCAAAAACCGTGGGGATTTGTTCGTGCATTACACCGAAATTGTTGGGGAAGGGTATCGGGTGCTCCATGAGGGCGAACTCGTCTCATGCACCGTGAAGCAGGGGCAAAAAGGATTCGAGGCAAGCGGTGTGCGTGTGCTTCAGGAGACATAAATATGGCTATAGATTTTCACGTTGTCTTCGTTGATGAAGAGGGACAATTATGGGGTATTGATGTGTGTGCGGAGTCATGGGAAGACGCTCTCCAGCAAGCATTACATCGTCGTGCGCACGATCCTCTCGGATCGGCGTTATCGTCGGTTGTAACTATCGAGATTGACCATGAGTGAGGCGAGACGATCCGAACGCAAAGGCGCACGATTGACACATTCTCGTCTTCATCGTGCGTCGGGGAGTTTGTGGATGCCGGGCGAGAAAGCAGACTACGATAATGATGATTATGTGACCGAACACAAGCACACACGATACCGAACGTGGTATTTATCCCCCACCGTATGGAATCGTGTGGTGGAACAGGCCAATGCTGTACACAAACGTCCCCGGATTCTTGTGTGTTTTCGTCCGGTGGCCGGAATCGAATATTGGTGGGAAATTGTTGCATCGGAGGTCCCTCCACAACGCATCACCAAGGGGTTTTTGGTCCATGCAGAGGACAATTCCAGGGACCGGAGGGGAGTTTGCGTTCGAAAGTTTTCCCCTCTTGACAAACGGGACCGACGGGGACTACAATAAAGGGGTCCCTGGGAGTACGGGAACGCGCATATCGCACTCCACGCGATCACTGTGGTCTGCCCTTCTTGGGGATGCACACATAATTCCATTGAACCTGTCACCGACCCGATAGCCGAGCAGTGTGTGCCCAACGAGAGGCCGTGCAGTGTGCTGTGGAAACATTGGGGCTTCGGGTCTCCTCTCAAAATCCCGTAGAGGAGCAGGTTCAGTCCACAGTGCGCTGCACATTTTTCGGCCACGAAAGGGGTGAGAGACCGAATACTCCTGAAACGCCCTCATGTCTTATCCCAACAATAATTGTCTAGGAGGATCGGTGTGCCAAAGGACAAACAGGAAATTCCTGACCTGTGGGAATTGCTCGAAGAGATTCAGAAAAACGAGCACGCGGCTAATCTGAAAATTGCGGAGAAGTGGCCGACGCTGTATTACGCGATCTCCGCGATGAACGCTCAGGAAATTGATGAATGGCTTCAAACAGCAGCACAGACAAAGGGCGTGAAGGTCAAGAAAGACGTGAGTGTTGCTGAGAGTGATGACGACGAGGAGGACGACGAAGAGGGCGACGACGACGAAGACGAAGACGAAGACGAAGACGACGACGACGACGAAGACGAAGACGAAGACGAAGACGAAGACGAAGACGAAGACGAAGACGAAGACGAAGACGAAGACGAAGACGAAGACGAAGACGACGACGAAGACGACGACGAGGAGGAGGACGAGGAGTTGGCGCGTAAACCCCTTCACAAGGACGACGAAGAGGACGAAGACGAGGAGGAGGAAGACGAGGAGGACGAGGAGGAGACACCCAAGAAGCGGGCTTCTGCAGCAACGAAGCGGCAGGTTGCTGTGACAAAGAAGCGTCGTGGACCGGGGCGTCCGAGGGGAGTGAAGGACCGTAAGCCACGGAAGAAGCGACGCTAACCGAGCACGGATGCGGGGATAAGGGGGTGGAAGAGCACCGCCCCCTTATCTCTTTCCTCACAAGGAGTGGCGATGGGACAACATATCAAAATATACTGCGGATGTCAGTTCGTTACATCGGAGATTGATGAAGCGCAAGCGCACGCGAATCAAACAGGACACACGCTCATTGTTCAGGGCACCATTACTTCAAATATCACGAGGGATCGCTAACCATGAAACTCCCGCCGATTGTCGGAAAATCATCAAAGCGGCTCTACGCGCATCTCAAACACATGCTCCGTACTTCTCGCACGCCGATTGCGTTGGTTGGTCCGACGGGATCGGGCAAGACGCTCATTGGGCTGCATCTCCTCTCCTGGTACGAGCGTACATTCCGCGTTCCGTCGTACTACTTGCAAATGTCGCCGGATACGAACCGCACGGTGCTCGTCGGAGGGTTTCGTCTCATCGAGGGGTCTCTGACACCCGTGAAAGGAGTGATTATGCGGGCACAGGACGAAGGAGGAATTGTGTTCCTCGATGAGTTTACGCACGCGGAGACGGACGATCAGGCGTCGGTTAACAGCGCGTTCAACAGCGACCGTGTGAAGATCGTCTCAATTGGTGAATTGGTGAGCGAAGCCCAGTCGAGTACGCGCTATATGATTGCGCACAACCCCATCACGTATGCGGGAAATCATCCTATGCCGATTTCGCTCCGACGGCGATTGTATTCGGTCTGGGTGGATTTTCCCCCAGTGCAAGAAGAAAGTCGAATAGCGCGCGCAATCGTCCAGCGAGAGACGAACAAGAAACCGCTTCGGGCCCTCGTGCAGTATCTGGTCCAAATTGCGCGAGAAATCCGCAACGAAGACGCGCCTCTGTGCGCAGCGAACGTCGCTAATGCGATAATGGCGCTCTCCACCCTCAAGAAGGGTGAAACGACGGAGTTGCTCCCAGAACAGACGCTCACGGAGGCGGTCTATCGGAATCTCTACACCAAGATTCATGGCACAGCCCCGACTTCGACAGAAGCCCTCGACGATAAATCCGTTATCGCACTTCACACGCTGATTGCTCGCGTCGGCGGAGAACAATTCAGAGACATTGTGTTTCGCGCGTTCATGGGACCCTATCTCACGGAGAAAACTCGCGCGACGCTCGTGGCGTTGCTCCCGCAGTTCTAGGAGAGGAGTGGTTCCCAGTGTTCGACCCCAGGATGCTTGTTGGATCACGGCGTATTGAAATTCGACGGGGGTCTGTGAGTGAACAAACCTCCCGGTATCTCGACACCGGTAGTCTCTCTCTCGGCTATTGCCAAAAAACGAATGACGGGTATTGTGTTGTGCTCTTTACTCCCAAGGGCACGAGACCGGTGGTTGATTTGGGGCTTGTGACACACGAAATTGCGCATATTCGATATGGGTCGCTCGATCACCTAATGTTATTCAGGAACTATCAACGGCAGTGGGGAGAATTAGCCTCGGTATTTTGCGCAATCTGGAATTACCTTGAAGATGTACGGGTCGAGTACCAATTCGTGCTCGATTTCCCTCATGCGTTCCCCTATATCGCCGCGTTTCGCGGTGTGATGCGTGACATGATTGTTCGCTGGAAAACCTGGAAAACGTCGTTGCCTTCAGACCCGGCTGAGCATGACGCGAGAAATCAACTCCAAAAAGCCTTGGACGTTACACGCGATTTTGTTCAGTTTGGAACGTATCCGCCAGATTGGCGTTCTGAAGTGAACTTTCTCGCAGGGCGACTGACGCTGGTTGCGCGAAGTACGTCGGCGAAAGATACGTTGAGACTCGCAAGCGAATATCTTGCATATGTGATTCTGCGCCGAAACATTCCTATCCCGAAAACGAATGTTCAAGTTGAACAAAAACTCAATCGCAAGCGGGCCAACGACATTGAGCGTATAGCGTCTCAAGAGTCACACGCGCAGGGAAGTCGTCGCGCATCAACAACGCGTTCCAAAAACACCCACATTCAGCCGACAACTCCTTGGGGTGGGGCTCAAGGCCAGTGGGATAGACTTGTGAAGGGGTTTGCGCACCAACTCATGCACGGCGGTGGAGTAGGGGTCAGTGATTCCATGAAGATACTCGATGTGATCGAGACGAGCGGATTTGTGGCTCGCGTCGAATCTATGCGAAAGGATGAGATTCGCCGCTATACCGAAGCGTTCAAGCGCATCGAATCTCGAACAACCCATTATGCGCATGATGGGATCATTGCACTGGAACGACAACAGGATGCGTACACGCAATCCTTCCTCGGTCCCGATGACCAGGGAAAGGTGTACGCGCGAAAACGGCGAGTGCCCGCACAGTATGATGCGGCAGTGGTTATTGATGTGAGTGGGTCAATGGGAGCGTTGGCGGAACAAGCCATGAGCGATGCGGTCGTACTCGTGAAAGCGATGGATTCGCCTCATGTTCGATTGGGGATTTTTGGGGTCAACAACGACCTCCATGTCTACAAACACTTTGACGAACGACTGGAGGCTGCACGCCTGTCCATAAGGAGCGAGGGACTCACGAACTTCCATCACTTCTTCACGAAATTCCCGACAATTGCGACGTGGACCCATCCACGCCGCATGATTTTCATCATCAGCGACGGTAAATGGTCTTGGGGAAGGATTGTGCCTGACACTATCAAGAACAATCCGTTCTACCAGGACGTTGAGTGGTATGTCGTGTTCATGAATGAGTGGCGCATCCTTGAATATGGGGCGTTGGATAAAACAAAAGCCATGTTCAAGCAGGTGTTCTTCACGCTTCCGGATGCGGTGAGCGCCGCGACAGGAATGAGGGTTGCCCAATGACCAAACTGACAGATGTTCGAGTGCATGTTGTGCGAAGTGCGACCATCCCTACCGGTCGCTATAAATCAACGCGAGTAGAATTTGGACTCGCGGGTATGTTGAGTGGAGTTGTGAGCGATACACAGGTTCGTCTCGCCTATAAACGTCTCAAACGATTGGTTGAAGACGAACTTGTTCGAGAAAAGCGCCGGTTGCAGGAGGAATGACGATGACGCGACAGACGCAAACGATACACACGTTCAAGTGTCCTCATGGGAGTGTGCGGTTTGTCCGCAGTTCACAAGGTTATTTCCGGTTCTTGCACCGCGATGGTCACCCATGTCCGGTGCTATCAACGTTTACTGCGACCTTGAAAGATGCGTATGCGCCTCAAGAGGAGAGAAAGCCTGCGCGACTCTCTGATGTCGTGTCCATTTTTGCGATGATGGGAGACCCGATGTCCAAACTGTTCGATGACGCCAAGAAAATCCTGCATCGTCAGTTATCGTTGCGGGAATTCTTTGAAGGGGTGGAATCGCCTCCGACAGAGGAGAAACAGGTCGAGGATGCGAACAAGGAAATTGAAGAACTCGCCCGATCCTTGACCGAGAACGTCGCACGATTGACGCATGTGAAGAAACTTGCACACGACCTTGAAAAGGGGCGACCATGACGAACGAACACCCCTCTGTCACCCAATAATTCACAAAAAGGAGTATGTATGAGTGCGTCTCAGACCCGCTTGCACGTACTTGCCATCTACAAGGGAACGGGTGGACGTTGTTCAGAAGAGGAGAATGTTCTGACTCCACGATTTGAAGTTCCATCAGGACAGATTGCTAAAGCCATCAAAGCACAGGTGTATTGGCTGGAAAAACCCCTTGTAGTAAAAATTCGTGTTGAGCGGTCACACCATATTATTGGGCGAGCGACAGGGGTGCTTCGCGCGGTAAACGTCTACGCGGACCAGCGGTCGCTTTGGGTTTTTCAATGGTCAGCGCGAGAGGAACGGGCGGTGCGGTGGATTGCTCACACATTTAGGACCAACGTGGTCCTCTCGCTGAGGAAACTGTGATGGCGACACACGATCCTGATGATATTTTCTACGTTGTGGTGTCCTCCCATGATACGGAGGAATATGAACTCCCATTTGGCGTGTGCCAACGATGCGGTGATATTGTGGAAGTGCAAAATGGCGTTCCCGTTACAGCCACAGACGCACGAATCAGCGCGGTGTGCAATGCAGATGATCGAGATGTCCTCTACAAAGTCGCCGCTCGTATTCGGTCCATGATTCACAAGGCACTAGCGATGATGAATTGAGGGGGTGAGGGTTGTGCGCCGAGTACGACCGGGGCCTCGATTTACTCCGCTCTTGCAGACGACCCCTCGTCAGCGACAACGCGAAGTCATTATTGGAGCAACAATTGTTCTTCTGGCCGTGCTCGTGGGATTTGCGCTAGGGCTGTTTTGGGGGGGGTACGCATCGAGGAGGGGGGAAGAGACCCCATCGCGTCTAGAATCGCTCCTGGAGGCTCCCAGGGACCTTCCTGAGCCTTCTAGGAGCACGGTCCTGACCGTCACGCGCACCGCATACAATCCAGTTCCTGAACAGACGTGGGGCGATCCCTGTATCGGGGCTTCAGGGAAAAACCTGTGCGAGATGGCCAAGCAGGGGAAACGCATTATTGCAACAACCCCCGATCTATCGCTCCCCTTTGGCACACGTGTCCGTATCGAAGGACATATCTACGAAGTGTGGGATCGGATGCCGACTTCTCGGTATGATTTTCAACGAAAACGACGTGTTCCGCAAACGCAGGCTGTAGACATTTTTACGTTCGACTATGCTGAAGCGATGCGATTGGGACGACGCCAGGTGCAGATGGAGGTCCTCGATGACTAACGGATTGTTGACTCTTGGTGAGCGTGTTGATACTCCGTATGGGTCCGGAATTATTGTGGGGTTTGGGAGGGCTCGTGCGGGATGGGAGGGGGTATGGCAAGTCGACATCGTAGACCCAACGCTCGGTCCCGTTCGTGTTGTGGGCACGAAAGGTCCCTTTGTGGTTGTGCTCATCGAGGATCGAACCATCTCGGTGCTCTATGACGAAATCAATCCCCTGAGGAGGGATATTGAGTGAGTCGCCTTGTGCGTATAGGAATTCTCGCGTGCGCGGTGTTTGTGGCTGTGGAACTTGGTCCACCAATTTGGAAGGGAAATATCCGAGATGGCTTGGTGGCGACTGGGGAGACGCCGTTGCACGATAAATCCCACCCCCCAGATACGTCTCCCCCTTCAGATACGTCTCACCCCGAACGATCAACCGACGATGCGCCGTGGGGGTGGATGGTGATTCGGAAGACCGATCCGTTTCGACGCATGATTTATGGTCCGTTTTTGACCCCCGAGCCCGAATGTCGGGGGTATGAGCGACGATTTCCTGCGCTCTATGTGTGTGTGCCGCTCAAAGTGCTGTAAACCACAAGGAGGGATGAATCACATGATTGCATCTCCGCTTCTGTCACTGGGTGCGAGAATGGAACGGAAAGCGATTCGACGGTATCTGCAACGGAAACTCAAGAAATACAATGACGAATCAGCCTATTCAGTATGTAAAGAGATGCTGCAGTGGGTGCTCACTCGTCAGAAGCGATACGATTCACGTCCAGGCGGATTGGGAAGATCACGTCGAAAGACATGAGGAGATACACACCATGACTGTGTGGACGATGCTTCGTGCGTGGGGTGCGCCGATAGTGTCTGTGGAGGAAGATGGGGATCGCTTTCTCGGGCTCACCCCCGATGCGATCCCCAGCCCAACGCTCAAGGCCGCGACCGAGCGGGTTGCGGCTGTCGCCAACTGGTATCCCGAAATCACCTCCCTGGTCGTTGGGCTGGTGCTCGACGGGGATGCGGATCGGTTGCGGGCGTGGAATCGCGCGATGTTGGAGCGCGTGGGGTATGAGACGGCTGAGGTCTCCGATCCCACAGCGCGGATGACATCTGCCAGGGCATATGCTGATAGGGTGATGGACGCGCTGGGGGGTCTCGCGTCTCTGATAGAGACCGAGGAGGGAGAACCATAATGAGTCAGATGACACGGGGTGACACATGCTCTCCGCGGTGAGGCACGTCTCCCCATGGTTTGACCAAGAGCCGCCTGAGCGCCCCATTGTCGGCTTCGTGGCGTCGCTCGACATCTCCCCGTCATGGGAGTTGGACGCGATGGCCGTGTTCCGTGTGACAGGTCGCGGATACCTGGTCGTGCATGTCCGCGGGTGTTCGTGCTGGCCGCTCTATGGGGACACGGTGCAGATGTATGCTCCGACAGTTGCCGAGGCTGAACGGACGATCCGTCGGCTGTGGGATGGGGACGCGGACGCCAAGGCAGCGGCTGCGGAGTTAGTCCTGCGCTGTCAGCGTGCTCGGTGGCGTATCACGGGGTCGTCTGCTGAAAGCGGGGAGCGTCATAATGAGCCAGATGACAAGGGGTGACATGGCGTGGTGTCTCTCCGTCCGTTGGCTTGGTGTAACGTTTCGAAATGTGGTCAGCCAGCGGTTTGGGAAGTCTACAGTCCCCGTGGGATATTTCTGGGGACATATTGTGAGCGACATGCGCAGGATGAAGTACAGCGCGGGGTGTTGATCCGACAGCGGCGATTGCGTCAGAGGGTGTTGCGGGAGACGCACGGACGAGAGAGGAGATGACATCATGGGTTACGTACGGAGGGCGCGGGAGGGACGATGGCGCGATGGGCTCTGGTGATGAGCGAGTCGGAGACATGGACGTATCTTGCGGAGGTGTGGGAGCGCACCGCTCGGGCACGGCGACGCAGAGTGGCCGGGCCGGAGCGTCGCATGTGGTATGGGCTCTGCGCGGGGGTAGATTATATTCGCGCGCAGCGGTGGATTTCCCGACGGATTTATCAGAATATGTTCGACACGTTGAACCGCGCGGTGGAGCGGTCGGGGCGCACGGACGGTTTTGCCTGGCCGTTGACGGTGGAGGGCGCGAGACAGCGAGCGCGGTTCTGTCGTCGGATGGCGAGAGCCACGGCGCAGGACACGACGACGAGGACGCAGCGCACGTCTCGTCGGACGACGGGGACGGGGGTGCGTGATGGTCCGTGGTGGGCACGTGGGCACGGAGGGCTGGACGGATATTGTGATGTCGGAGAAGACGGACGATTGGGTCAAGGCTTTCATGGCCAACCCGGACCCTTACGGGGCGGAGGTGATTGGCGGCGCCATTCTGGTGATGGCGCAACTGGCGGTTGGCAAAGACCCCGCTGCGGCGGCACAGGACGTGTTTGATGACCTGAGTGTGTTCCAGATGTGCTTAGTGGCTGAAATGGTCAGCGCGCTCAGCCCGCGAGGAGAGGAGTTCCGGAGGTGGTGGAACTTCCACGTGCCCAAGACAGCGGTTGAGGAGTCCCGGCTGCTGCGGGACACCTACGTGAAGGCGTTGGTGCTCGCGCTGGTCATCAGCATGATTGCTGGGCTGTACGTGCTGATGTGCGGCTACGCAGGCGGCCCCTGACCGCCCGAATCGTAGAGGCTCCTGCTACAACGGCGGGATGGGTTGGTTGGGGGCCGCCCGCTCGTGTAAGGGACGTTGAGGGAGGAACGGTTATGAAGCGCAAAACCGAGCAACAGTCTTTGTGGGGAGTGCGTCTCCTGTTCGAGACAGTGACGGTTGACATACCAGGAGAACGGCAGATCAAGGTGCCCATGACGAGTCCACAGGGGGGCTTGGCCGGGGTGATTCTGGAGCGAAAGGAGACGGGAGATGACCGACAGTGTGCAGACCGCTGACGTGCGTCAGGACGGCGATGTGCTCCATCGCTTGCGACGCGATCTCCGTCGAGCGATGGTGACGCTCTCACCGCAAGAGGTGCGGTACCTGGTTGACGCCTACTACACGATGCAGAAACAGCGCATCCGTGCGGGGAACCAGGCCACCGCGATGCGCAAGGTGGGAGAGCCCAATGAGGCGGTCACCTGGTACATGGAGGAGTCGGAGCGCCTGGAGGAGGAGGTGTACGGGGTTCTCCGGGCGTACGCTCAAGGGCACCCTGTGGGGCAATGGTCGCTCTCCATCGTCGGTATTGGGCCTGTGATCTCTGCAGGACTGCTGGCGCACATTGACATCGAGCGCGCACCGACGGTCGGGCACATCTGGCGGTTTGCTGGGCTCGATCCCACGGTGACATGGGAGCGGGGCGCGAAGCGGCCCTTCAACCGACGGCTCAAAGTGATTTGCTGGCACATCGGCGAGTCATTCAAGCGCACCAGCGGTCATGCGCGATCGTTCTACGGTCCGCTCTACCGGGCACGCAAGGCCCTGGAGGAGCAGCGGAACGCGGAGGGGCTCTACGCCGAGCAGGCTGCGCGCACGCTGCGGGAGCGACCCACCCACGCGCAGCGGGATATCTACGCGGAGGGGCGTCTGCCGCAGGGTCGTCTCGACTTGCGGGCGACGCGATGGGTGACGAAACTCTTTCTAGCGCACTGGCACCACGTCGCCTACGTGGTGCGCTATGGGACCGCGCCGCCGAAGCCCTACGTCATCAGCGTGATGGGCCACGGGGACTACATCGCGCCGCCCAATTGGCCGATGCCAGAGTAGGGGTGCAGAGTAGCCGCGGAGAGTACCGCGAGTTCGGAGCGAGCCGTGAGGAGCGAGAGTACCGTGGCTGCAGAGCGAGCCGAAGGCGAGGAGAGTACCGCCTGGTGCGAGCGAGCCGAGTCGGGAGAGAGTACCGTTGGCGGAGAGCGAGCCGTGGTCACCGAGAGTACCGTGGACAGGGAGCGAGCCGCGCGACAGGAGAGTACCGTGAAACCGGAGCGAGCCGAAAGTGCGGAGAGTACCGTGGGCCCTGAGCGAGCCGGGGCTGTCGAGAGTGCCGTTGCTGGTGAGCGAGCCGCGAGGGACGAGAGTACCGTGGGAACCGAGCGAGCCGTCCTCTGGGAGAGTACCGCGTCGCGCGAGCGATCCGTAAGTAGCGAGAGTGAGGGTTCGATTCGGAGTGGGGAGGGAAACAGCGATGGCGTATCTGCGTACATTGCCTGTGTGCAATGAGTCGGGGTGTACCCGATGGGCAACGCACTCTCTGTATGATGAGGGGGCCATTCGTTTGGGAGACTACTGCAGCCTGCACGCTCTGGCTGCGCTCCACCGATGGGTGAAGAGACATGATCGTGTTCGCAGTCACAGCACAGAGAAAGAACGGGGAAAGAAGTCATAACCAAGTCCCTGATGGAGGACGAAGTGACCGGGAGAATCTACCTGGCGGACAACCTGGAGGTTCTTCGAACACTACCGGCTGAGTCCGTGGACCTTGTCTATATTGATCCCCCATTCAACACGGGCAAGGTCCAGCAGCGCACCCATCTGAAGACTGTGCGCTCGTCGAAAGGTGGCCGTGTCGGTTTCCAGGGTCGTCGTTACAAGAGTATCGTCGTGGGAACGAGACGCTTTGCCGACCTCTTCGATGACTACTTGGCCTTCCTGGAGCCGCGCCTCACCGAGGCTCATCGAGTCCTGGCCCCTCACGGGTCCTTCTACTTCCACATTGATTACCGCGAGGTGCATTACTGCAAGGTCCTCCTCGACCACATCTTCGGGCGGGAGTGCTTTCTGAACGAGATCATCTGGGCCTATGACTACGGTGGTCGGCCCAAGGACCGGTGGCCGCCGAAGCACGACAACATTCTCCTCTACGTGAAGAACCCGTCGAAGTATATCTTCAACGTGGACGCGATTGAGCGAATCCCGTATATGACGCCTGGTCTTGTGGGACCAGAAAAGGCGGCGCGGGGGAAACTCCCGACCGACACGTGGTGGCACACCATCGTGCCAACGAACAGTGTGGAGAAGACGGGGTATCCGACACAAAAACCGCTCGGGATTCTTCGACGTATTGTCATGGCTTCTTCACGACCAGGAGCATTAGTTCTGGACTTTTTTGCGGGGAGCGGAACCACTGGTGTTGCAGCGTTGGAATGTGGGCGGCACTTTCTTTTGGTGGACAATAATCCAGAGGCCCTTGAGGTCATGGCTAAGCGGTTCGACGGTGTGGACGGTATTGAGTGGGTCGGATTCAACCCCGTGGTCAAGCGGAGATAGGTGATAAGGAGGGAGAATGACCTATGCGCCTATCCGAGTTCTGGACGATGTTGAATAATGACCGACGTGGTATTGGGCTCAAAATTATTCTCCTTGCTCTCCTTATGCTCATAGCAGCGTTGCTGGAACCGAGATAGCAAGGAATCCGACCGTGGCGATTTCACAATTCTTCCGCTTTTCCTGGGGTCGAGCGGGGTGAAGTCGTCACGGTCACTTCATTGTTCGTGGGATTATGGGTCTGCACACGACATTGAAACTGGGGAGGGGGTTGAGAACGCGGCGCAGAAAACGGAATCCGCATGACAGCAGGGATGAACCGTGGAGGAGATGAACAGGGATGAAGCCACCGAACTACCCGGTGATTGTTGTGCATCTGGAGGATGGAGGCAGAACGGCGTGTACGGGTGATGAATTACCGGACCCCCCGTCCGTGGTGTTTCAGAACGTACCACGGTATCTCTGCCCGGGATGCCGACTTATCGTGTTCCTTCGTGACCGTCAGAGAGCACCGATGGACGATTTTGGAGAGCGCCGGACACCTTGAAGTGATTTGCCGCCGCCGGGCGAGTGCTGTTGTAGAATATGGCGGCGTACAAAATCCATTTGCTCGGAGATGACGAGTGGTTCACGAAACGGGTAGGGAGCGGGGTGTGATGAGACGACGATGAAATTCATTCGGCTGACACAGGGGAAAATTACCGTGATTGATACGCGGGATTGGCTCCGTGTGAGTCGATATAAACGCTGGCACGCGGTGAATTGGGGAGGACGGTTCTACGCCGCCACTACGCTCAAAAATGGTCGGAAACTCTATTTGCATCGGTTGCTCCTCAACGCTCCTGCGGATGCGCAAATTGACCATATCAACGGGAATACGCTGGATAACCGCCGAAGTAATTTGCGGATCAGTACCGCGTCCACCAATCAACAAAATCGTCACCGCGTGCAGGGACATATTCCCTATAAAGGGGTCTACCGTCACACCGATGGGCGATTTATCGCGCGGATCAAGGTGAGGAACACACAATACTGGTTGGGATCGTTCAAAACCGCACTCGAAGCCGCGCGTGCGTATGATCGAAAAGCCCGCTATTATTTCGGTGCTTTTGCGAGGGTGAATTTCCCACAATGGAAATGAGGCCGCCTGTGTCATCGGTGCGCTTGCCGACACATCGGCAAAGAAATCGAATACGTATGCTCTACGCAGCGACCGAATGAAGGTGCGGTTGGTCGCTCGAACCCCGCCAGGCCACTGGCTGCGTCCTGCACTCGGCCTGTCTCTGCATCAGTATCTCGCCATCTTCGAGCCCACGCCGCTTCCCGACACGCTAGAGGCTATCGACGCGCTCTTGCGGTCGTCTCGCCAAATTCTGTGTGTTGGCCGAGACGTGGCCCGCGCTTTTGGCGTGCCTCGTCGCACGCCGTTTCTCACGAATATTCCTATCTATCAAGACGAGCAACACACAGGGTGGATTGCCGTAATCCCGGTGTCGGCGTGTTGGTGGTCGTCGGTGGAGCAGCGTTATGCTGCTCGCGCGTTCCTCTCCCAAATCACGATGGACCGGGCTGTGTATCATCGCGGGCTGGCGTACTATGAAACACCATTGCGTGACACCGATAGCGAGCCTGACCCTGACGTGCTTCGCACGATTGCAGAACCTCCAATGGGAGTGCGGAGGATTCCTCGGTTCCTGCGAACGCTTTAGACCCCTTGACGGAACCTTACTAAATCCCCTATACTTCACTTAAACTGCATAAGTAGTGGTGAACGTAGTCCCGTGACCACGGGACACCGCCGAGTGACGTTGGAACGGGTGATGCTGTTCCAAACGATGCGAGGTGGGGGAAAGAAAGGCGGGGTGCATGAACCCGCGCGGATCACCCGGGGTGACGCCGAGCCGAGAGGACAGACGCGAATCACCCCCCCCTGGGGAGGGCCGAGAGGACAGACAACCTGGGGATGCAGCACATAACCCGATGACCCGCCGGACGGATGGAGTGATGACCTAAAGTCGGGGCTCATTACTTCCTGCGGTGCGTGCTTCGTGTTCGGCGGATCAGGGTCGCGAGCCGCAGGAGGTGATGGGCCCCGCGCCGTTCCAGAACGACCCCGGGGGGAACACGCCATGGAGAATGAGCGCCCGGGAGAGAAAGAACACAAAGGGCAGGATAGACCGGAGAGAGAGGAGGAACAGCGATGGAGGAGACGATGGAATATTATTACCACGGAACGTCTACTCGGTTGGTCGGCTCTATCCTTCGGGAGGGGCTGCAACCGCGGGGCGAGACTCTGGCTCCCGGGGAGGAGCCAGGGGTGTTTTTTGCCACGCGGCCCGAGAGAGCAGTAATGTTCTCCTATTATGCTTGCGGGCGCTATGGAGGAAGGCCCGTGGTGCTCCGGGTACGGGCCGATGCGGTGAGGGCGCAGTCCCTCCAGGCGTATGGCTTGGAGGATTGTGGACAGGTCTATTCGTCGAACCCCGTCCCTCCCGACGCCATTGCGGTCGGGTGGGTGGAGGGGGTCTGCGACGAGTGCGCTCGCGGTGCGTGGTGGGCGTGCTGCGGGTGCTGGCCCCATTGGACGCGGAGGGAGCCCTAATGGAGAAGAGACTTATCAACCTGACGGAGCACGACATCACCGTGCTTCCGGAAGGTAGAGTTGGCGTCACGGCCCACATTCTCGGTGCGCGCATCCGTCGTACCCGTCGGGTGACTATCCCGCCGTCCGGTGTGGTCGCTCGCGTTCACGCCGTCCACGAGGAGGTCGCGCGGGTGACTATCGACGGGGGCGATATCTCCATTGTTTCGACGCGCTTTGGGGAAATCGTCGGGCTCCCTGCTCCTGAGCCCGGGGTGCTCTACATTGCGAGCACCCTGGTCGCTCAAGCGGCGGCTCGCGCTGGGCGGCGCGACGTTGTCGCTCCCGACACCGGGCCCGACAGCGTCATTCGTGGTCCGGACGGTCGGCCTGTGGCGGTTCAGCGGTTTCAGACCTTTTGGGCCGACGACGAGGAGGAGGCGAAGAACGTATGAGCACTAAGGTCTGGCACCCCGAGCACCGCACAGCACGCCGTTCTGCCCCCACCCTCCAGATGAGCGAATCGGAGGCGTGGACGTATCTTGCGGAGGTGTGGACGAACGCGTATCGGGCCCGGCGGTGCAGAGCAGCAGGGCCGGATGATCAGATATGGACCGGGCTCTGCGAGGGAGTGGACTATCTGCGCGCGAAGCGGCGGATTACCCGACAGACCTATCAGGTCATGATCCGAACGTTGAAGGATATGGTCGTTCGGTCGGGACGCAATGACTGTCTTGCTTGGCCGCTGACGATCAAGGGCGCCCAACACCGGGCGCGGTTCTGTCGTCAGATGGCACGAATGAGGTGAAAAGCGATATTCGCCAGAAGGAGGAACAGCGAATGAAAAAGTGTAGGTTCGCCTTGCACGGAAAGACCGTGTTGTTGATGTTGAAGGAAGATCGGAGTGTGTTGGCCGTTCCCTCGCTGCGCATCAAGTTGGTGGGAGAGAAGCCCGCGGTGATAGCGCGGGCTAAAGAGTATCTGGAGCGCCCTTGGCTGTTGCAGGGTGCGCAAGACAGGATCATTGTCTTGAAGGGAGAGAGGACATGAACATGAAACGCGAGGGGCGCTACACGGTGAAAACGGTGCGGGTTCGGCTGCGAGTAAGTGAACCGCTGGAATTGGTAAGAAGGCCCGCGGACGCAGCGCGGATTGCAGAGGCGGTGTACCGTAACCTGGACGCTGACCAGGAACACTTCACGATCCTGGCGCTGGACGCGCAACACCAGATGATCGGGTTCAAGGTGATATCCAGTGGCGGGATGGACTCCGCGCACGTTGACTTTCGTCTGGTGTTCCGCGCTGCATTGCTGCTGGGCGCCGCTTCGATCATTGTGGTGCATAATCACCCGAGCGGCGATTCCGATCCGAGTTCTGACGATATGCAGATAACCGTGAGGTTGATAGAGGCCGGTGCGCTTCTGGGATTACCGGTGTTGGACCACATAGTGCTCGGCGCAGGTTGCTATCACAGTTTCGGCGAGCATGGGCTCATGTCCAAATAGACCGGAGAGGAGGAGCAGGGATGAGGGACAAGACTGCTCGATTGGCGTTGGATATGCGAGGGTTGATTGTCTGGGGGGCGATGCCGTCGATGGAAACCGTTGCGGCGTCCATTCCGGTGGACCGGGTGCCCGATGTCAAACTCCGGGCCCAGATCAAGGAGATGATGCTGAACTATCGCTTTCCACCGTATGTCGCGTCCTACATCGCGGGGCGCATCCTCGCAGGGGACGCGGAGGGACTGCGGTGCTGGAACCGCGAGGCGTTGGAGGCCATTGGGCTCCAGATGGCTGAACAGCGCCACGCAGGTCCGGTTGATAAGAGGGTTTATGCCAGGTGTTATGCGGAGGAACTGAAAAAGGACTTGGAGAGTCTCGCGCAGTCCGTGGAGAGGGAGGCGTGATTATGTACCCGCTCCGGACCATCAGAGGATGGAGGGAGGACAGAGACATGTTGAGCGTCAAGGATGAGTGGACGGCACTGCAGATTGCTCGATCCTGGGGTGCGCCGGTGCCCGAGACACCCCAGGCGCGCGATGCGTACACCGGGTGGTACACCGGGTGGTCGTTATTCGCCGTGCCCGCCTGTTTCCGTCGGGCCATTGAGGCGGTCGAAGCCGAGGCCAATTGGCCCGTGGAAGTAACCGAGGTTCTCATCGGGTTAGTGGTCCGCAGGGACGCGAACCTTCTGAGGGCTTGGCGTCGCCAAGCCTTGGTGGAAGTTGGCGAGGCCACGTCCGAGGAGCGGACGCGCGCAGCGCGGGCGGCGTCGGCAGAGCGCTATGCTGACCGGGTCATCGCGGCCTTGGGGCGGGTGGCGGACATGGTGCAGGAGAGGGAGACGTGATATATACCCGCTCCGGAACGATTCGGGACCGTATCCTCGGAGAGGAGGAGGAGGAACGATGCGCACGCCACCGACCGAGCAACCGCCGCGTCTGTGTAGTTGTGGAAATCCTGCACAGGCGTATATCTGGGGATCATGGCTCTGCGAGGAATGTCTTGAGATCATTATGACTCCAACGGATGATGAGTTCGGCGAATGGGAACCGGAGAGGAGGAATCAAAGATGCTCTTGAAGGACGCTCGGGAGCACGCGGGCTCGTCAAAGTTCTCGGGATATGACCAGAAGGGGCGGGTGTTGGCCGCCGCGTTGTGGTTGTTGTCCCTGGAATCCGGTCATGACGAGGAGGCCGGGGATGCGGTCGATGGGCCGGGCTGGTTCGCCTTGTTTCATCGGTCGCACCGACCGACATCGTTTGTGCTGTCGGTCTCGCCGAGTGGGTTCGTGGACATTTCCACGCACCCGTCCCGTAAGGTGCTCGCGGTCTGGGAGCGGATTGTGAGGGACCTTGAGGGCGAAGAGGAGAAGGGGGGATGCGACCGTTTCTCGTAGGAGTTGTCGGCCACGAAACAGTTCCCGTCGTCGTGATGTTCGCAACCTCACGACGTGCTGCGTACAGGGCGTTCATCAAAGACGCCCCATTTTTTCGAGGGGATGCGATCTTCGTGATTCCGCTTCCGCGCGGGTCACGGTATATCGTGAAACGACGACAACGGGCGTGGACACCGTTGTCGAAACCGTTGAAGAAGCCTCGGACGAGAAGGCCGGAACCGGAAACGATTCCGGAGATCATCAAGGACGCCCTACAACGAGCAGCGAGGAGGAGACGACGATGACGTTGAGCAACGCGGAAGTGATTCGGCGGTTTGCTGCCCAGCAGGTGAACCGTGCTACAAGCAAGGTGAACCCTAAGGTGTATTGGCGTTCACATGGTCTCACCACGTCCGGCGATGGGTTGTATTCGTATGGACAACTCATCGCGCGGTATTTGGCCCCCAATCTCTTCCTGAAGTGTGGTGATCGGTTCACGGCCAGGACAGGGGGTGCGGAAGTTCCGTACTCGGTCACCACGAATCAGCATATCGGGATGATCGTATCTCCCAGAGGGCTTCGGGGGCCCGTTGTATCGTTCAACGCCCTGGAGAGCGCAGGGGTTGACGTGCGGGAGTTGACCGCCGACAACATCGTGCATTGGACAGCGGATCACACGATTCCCCTGTATCGGGAGTCATTGGACGCGGAATGGCGGGACGCGAGGACGCACGAGGCGTTCAAGGCTCCAGACCAGGGGATGCTCATTCCCGAGGTTGATGGGCTCCATGCGGAATGGCACTTCATCGACGAGACCCTCCTGAACGTGAAGGGGCGCACGTTGCTGTGTCGCCTCGATGAGAACGTGTATTGCGTCATCGAGGTTCCTTCTGGCCCGCGCACGGTGCATGAGGCGATTGAGAGCCTCAAGCCCGCTCCCGTGAAGGAGAGCGAGGCTGCGGGGGTCCCCGTGCTGCGACAGGGCGAGTGGTTCTTCGTTCCCTTTGCGAAAGACGACGCGGACCTTGCAACGAAGTTGGGCTTGGCGAGCAAGACCGCGGTGCGGAAGCAGAGTCGGATGCGTCCTCTTCCTCGAAGAGACGCTTCTTCAAGGGCGCATTTTGCTGTAACTCTGATTCACGACAATCGCATCTATGCTCGGGGGACGGTGCATCATCGGCGGGAAGTGATGAGGCCCTATCGGGAGAAGTGGTGTGCGTCGGGGGAGCATAGGCCGTTGCGCTTGGACGGATGGTATGCGGTCTACCCTAACTTGGAGATCGCCTCCTGGACGCAATCGGGGAATTTCGACTAGTGCGCCACCGTCGAAAAACCGTGAGCGTGTATTTGTTGTGCCGTTCCTCCGCAACTCCAGCGGAGATTGTGCAGACCATCACTGACGCCCTAAATACCACCGCATGGGGCGCGATCACGGACATTATTGGCGCACAGGACTATGTGGCTGTTGCGCCAACCATGGACCAGCATGCGCTTGCGCGCATCTATTCGCTCGCCAAAGGGGGGATAATTCGGAAAATCGCCAAACGCGCACTGACCGCAGGGAACTACTGGAAGTGGAAAAAGGCTACTCATCTCTGGAAACACGGAGGATAACCATGGCCAAGAAGACGAAAGAGGATGTTGTGGTTGCGCCGCGTGGGTTCGTGATCCTCTCCCCGGAGGAAAAGTTGAAGGTGGCCCGCGCTGCGGAAAAGGACTTCAGCAAGATTCCTGCGGCGCACCGCGACGCGGTGGTCGCGGTCATCAACAAATACTTCCTCCAGATCGGCTACAAGCCCCTTGTGCGTCTGCTCCGCGGGAAAACTCCAGAGCAGGCCATCAGCAAGTGGGGAAAGGGGGAGTAACGTGAATGTCGCCCGTCAAACCCGTTTTCGCGGGTGTCGCCTATGTCAAGTTCTACCGCACCATGAATAGGGTGATCGTGGCGCTTCCCCACCATATCATCGTCGCGCCGAATAGGTGGACGTGGATTCTCAAGCGTCAGCGCCACGCGAATATCGACCGTCTCCTCCAGAAGCGGGGGTTGCTACCTCCAAAGCGCGTTCCTAGGCTGAAAAGGCCGAACACTTGATGCGTGACCCCTTCCGGGTGCAGCGGGTGTTCATCAAGACGCTGCACTCCTTCCCACGAGCGGCCATCCACCTCTTCGTGGTCTATCTGCTCTGGGGATGGCGCAGTATTCTCTTCTGGCTCGTGGTCGTCTACTATGTCGTCTATATTTTAGGCGACGACTGACCACGCACGGGATGGGGGGGCGGTCGCACGCCCCCCTTTTCCCTCAGCCCTCGGTTGCATGTGTTCTGGAACAAGGAGGAAGACACCATGGCGCGATCTCGGGCCCGCAAGGCGGATTCGTCGCGGTATCGGGTCCGCAAGGTGAGTTTTTACGATCTCGCGCGGACTGTCGCGTATGTCGTCGAAGACACGGAGGCGATCATTAACTCTGTCGTTGACGCGTTCTCCGAATCGACGTATGGCGCCCAGGCGCGGACTGTCGCGATGAAGCGTCGGGATGCACTGAACACGGAGCACGCCCTTCGCCGAATTTTGCAATCCTCCCAGGACGTTCGTCAGGGTTGAGCACGGGACGGTGGGGTGGCTTGTGCCAGACCCGAGGAGGAGGGGGAATGGGGCTGTCTACAACGCGAAGGCGGAATCTGTGGGAGAACGAAACGAAGGGAGGGGAACGACGGATGCTCCTCAAGGAGGCCAGGGAGTACGCAGGGTCGTCGCAATTTGACAGGTATACCCCGCGGGGTCGCATGCTTGTGGCGTCCCTGTATCTTCTCGCGTTGAAGGGTGGCCACGACGTGGAAACCTGGGGTACGGCTGATGGGACGGTTCGGTTGACGTTGTTTTATCGTCCCCACCGGCCTACGTCCTTCGTCCTGTTGGTATCGCCGTCGGAAGGCATGATTGTCTATGCGTACCCGACGCGGCGGGTTCTGGAAGTTTGGGAGAACGTCGTGCGCACGCCTGTTCGGACACGATAGGGCATCACCTTGCGGCTCTGGCGGGCTATGAGCACGGGCTGACCCCCTCCCCCGCCCCCGCGG